TCCGAGGCTCACGGTCCCAACCACCAAAGGGCAAGACTTGTGCCCTGGTTATTTGCCGTCGTTCCAAGAACCTGAACGTTAACACCGGCGCTATGTTGGGCGCGCGCTTCGATAATGTCGTTCAATGCAAATCGGTCCATTGCCACAACGTTCTGTGCTGTACCACCACTACCCGAAGGTGATCCGAGAATCCATCCCAAGCGGTTAGTTGCGGCGCCGCTTCGCTGTATCCAACACTCCCGGCTACCGGTCTGGTTGGGGTTATCCCAATAGATGTTGAAAATGATCAGCCAGAATCCGGGCCGTAGAATCTTCCATTCGTGCAAGGTTGGCCGGGAGATCTCCGAGGAGTCGAATGTCGCAATGTCGAAGTCGATCGCGGTTGACGTGCCGGTTGCCACGATCTGATAGCTACTGTCCACCGTGTATCGCGCGGAGCCATCGGTGAAACGTTGGATGGAAGACACCTTTCCCGCCGCGATGGTGACTACCGCTGCGTCGACAACAACCGTGCCGAGCTGGATTTCCCAGATGGATGCATTTTGCGTGACAACGGGATACGTGGGCGATGCCGCCGGAGTTCCGGTGAGCACATCCAATTCAATCCGATTGTTAACGAAATCGTTCCGCAGAATGACCAAGTCTCGCCGCCCCAGCGTCGCGTGCGATGCGGCAATCGCTAGCGTTTTCTGAGCGGTGCTCGATCCCCAGTTTCCTTGAATCCAGCACTCACCTGTCGGCACCTTAACTTGCATTCCGGTTGAATCACCGAACACAGCGAACTCATTAGCAGTCGCTCGAATAACCCCGTCCCCACGCCAGTACTTCGCAAACTGTCGCCAACCGTCTTCGCTTACCGATGACCCGGGGCCAGCGTCATACGGCTTATAACTGTCAAGCGTGGTTGCCATGATTTACCGCCGTTCCAGATTTGATAGCCGCCGCATAGTCTCTCGATAGGTTCGGAATAGCCGGTAAATCAATGGCGCACTGGGCGTACCGATGACCGGCGTCATGGTCTGCGGACCACCCGGGGTCAAGTTGATTCCGACCTCACGGACAATCTCAGTGACCGGAGCGGCTGGTCCTTCGAGCTGTACCGTGATCCGATCACCCAGCGCATAATCCCTGCCGTACACACAGGACGCCGTGTCAACCGGAGTGATTGACAGTCCTGCCTTTTCAGCATGCTGTACCAGGTAATCCGTGCCACCCTGATGCAGCTCTGTAGTATCGGTGGTATCCGTCTTATCTACCAGTGCTTCGCGACGGCCCCACGTAATCATCGGATCAGGATCGGGAAAGTCGACAAACGTTCGCGCGGTTCCATCACCCTGTCCGCCCACAAAGACGTAAGTAGTTTCCGGAGATTCAGACGAATAGTCCCAGGATTGCAGATTGCCCAACGCTTCCGAAAGAATGACATCGGTTGAATGATCCGTGACCGCATACGTATTGAATACCGGAACCCCAGCGACCATTGTTACATTGAATCCGATACCACCGCTTTCCGCGAGATCTTGCAGGAAAGGCAGTAGGGGATTCCATCGCGCGCGACCGGTAATGCTGGCCCCCACCACGGGGTCCGTACCGATGGTGAGCCCGGGAACCCGGCGGGGGGCAATGGCGCCTGGTCCAAGGTTGACGTTCACGTACGCGCGGATCACAGTCGACGCCACGCCGGTTCGCACGTCGTCCGCCTGTAGATTGTACGGGGGGAATGATTCAGCGGGCGACGGATGAGCTAGTCGCCATTTGAGGTAGACCTCATCGGAGTATCCCGTTGCCGTAAGCGTATTCGAGTCGGTCGCCTTCGCGTGCTTGCGAGAATGAATCGGTCCGGAGATCAGCGGCACTTGTGTCGTGTCATCGATGTTGAGCACGACTTCTATTCCCCATCCGGGCGTGCTCAGCCATACCGCTTCGGGGCGCGTTCGGTCAACGACGATTTCCCAAGTGCCAACGTCAAGGAATCGGAGCTTAAACTGAGCACTCTGATAATCGGCGATTACTCCCTCGCGTTCCATATTCAGGTTACGCGCATAGATTTGATACTTGAGAGTCATCGCTACACCGACAAATACAGTTGACGATACGAGAACACAATGGATGAGCCAAAAGCCGAATCAGCGCCCGCCATTTCGAGCCGTATCGAATTGCTGCCCGGAGCAAGTGACCAGAGGGACGACGTAGCGCTGAGATACGGAAACTTGTTTACACCCGCACCGGAGACAACTGTTTTCGCTCCCGCCTGCGTATCAACGATGACGGATTCCCCGGTACCCAGAACTAACGTACGAAAGTCCATCGTCTCACCTGTCGTGAGGTTCGACGCTTTAATGACGGACCCCGGTCCAGTGATTGTAATGACCGGCCAAGATTCGATGTCACCATTGTTAAGTACAACGTCGTCAACAACGACCTGTGACGATGACAGGCGAAGCGGAAAGATCGGAAAGAAATTCGGCACAAGCCCAGTGGTGAAAGATGACGTGATTGCCGAAGTGTCCGACCAATAAGGATAGTGCGCTCGAAACGTCACCTGTGCAATTTGGACTGTCGGCCCGGATGATGTACCGAGCTTTTCGGAAAGGTCTAAGCCATCCTGATAGCTGCACGTGATCTCGCGCGAGTCGCCCGCCGGGGTGGCGAAACGGATCTTGCCCGGTCCGCGTTCCGGATTCATCTTCACAACGAGACTACGGATTGCCGTGCGCAATGCGGCATCGTTTGCGGCAGTGATCCATAGACTCAAGGTGAAATTTCGCGCATCGTGGCGTGCCGCACGCAACCGCATTCCTGGTTGCATGGGCACGCCGTCTTCCTCGAATTTGATCGGGGGCATAAAGCGTCCCGACGCGTCCCAGGAAACTTCGATACTTGTTAGTCCGCCGTCCGCGTCAATCCACTGTGCCGTCTCGGTTGTCATGGCGCGTCCATCAATTCGAGTCGGGCGAATTGCTCGCGAAGGTCCACAACGGAATTGCCAGCTCCGTAGATATTTAGGATGTACGTATTGCCGCCGGAGGTAATAGCATTCCATTGCGACTTGTTGAGCACGGCTTCGGGCTGACTAGTTTCGTTATACGCGAGCTGTCCTGGGCCGAGCCATCCGCCATCCTTGTACCAGTGAGGAGAGCGCGAAAGCCATGCGCTATAAGCTCCGGCAGGCGTGTGATAGCGGCTCTTGATGTAGCCGAGTCCCCAATTGATTTGAGTCGACGGGTTGGTCTTCCAGTCCGGACCAGCCGATGCCATTTTCGATCCCGGCAATGCTTGCGGAATTCCCGTCGCGCCAGAGGTCGGATTAACCTTCCACCATAGCCAACCACTCTCACCATTCCATAGTGGAATCAGCGAGTTCATTTGGTCTTGGCCCCAACCGAATTGGCCAAGGATGCTACGCGCGTAATTCTGCGCGGAGAGCGCATCTCCACCGATAGCCGGACCACCGTTACCGCTTGTGACCTGCGTCGAGAACCAGCCGGTGACTTTGTCCTTAAGCCAATTGATTGCATTCGAAACGAGCTTACCGGGGATATCGGTGATAGCTCGGCCGAACCCCGTTGCTCGAAATTGTTCGATGCCATCCGTGACACCAGAGAAGGCGTTACGCAGTACAGCAAGCGGATCGTTTAGGAAATCATTAATGAACTTAGACCAGTTCAAGTTATTTGCTTCAGGGCTTCCACCGCCGCCAGGGTCAGTGCGGTTGTTTCCTTGATTGCCACCGGGCCCATACGTGATTGGACCACCGTCGGCAAATGCACGCCCCGCATTGATCGCTTGAACGAGAGTCTTGTTCCTTGCGTATGCGGCAGCATTAACAACGTACTCACCGTTCGATACGGCCGCAATGATCTTATCGCCCTTCGGCCCACCAGCGCCGTGAATCTCACCACCCGTTGCGAGCTTGATTAGTGGCAGCTCATCGATAGTGCCGATGCCGATTTTCTCAGCAATCCAGTTCCAAACCTTCCGGATGCCGTTGTTGAAAACAGTCCCAATGATGAAATTAATTGGCGCGGCAACAATCGCCTTCAGGCCATTCCAAATCTTCTCAATGCCGGAGGATCCGGTCTGGAAACCCTTCTTCACATTATCAATGCCAGTCTTCAAGGCTTCGAACACTGGCATGATTACGTTTTCCCAGACAAATCGGATGACAGCTCCGATTGCCTCGAATATCGGCTTGAATACGTTTGTGAACAGAAATGAGATCGCCGAGCCGATGCTTTCAACCACGGGGCCGATCGCAACGTCCCAAAGCCACTTGAACAGACCACCGATGAATGAAAGGACTGGGAACACTACCGCATTCCACAAGTTCCACAGCAATTCACCGAAGGCGGCAAGGATCGCAAAGATCAGCCCAAAGATCGGCTGAATGAAGTACGTCCATACTGCGGACACGACTGTGCCGATTGCTGTAAATACCGGCGAGATTACGGAGGTCCAGATCACCGACAGGATCGTGCCTAGATCACCGAAGAGTTTGCCAAACGTTGACAACACCGGCTGTAGCACATTCGTCCACACCATCGAAACGAAACTGCCGATCGCACCAAAAACTGGACTAACAACGTTCTGCCAGAATGACTGCAATGCGGATGCGACAATGCCCACGTAGTAAACCAGCGCATCGAAGACTGGCTTAATGTATGAATTCCACGCTACCGAAATCGCGTTTTGCACGTCGGCCCAGACCTGCATAACGATGATTCGGAACGTTGCCGAATGCGTCCAAGCATAGTAAATAGCAGCAGCAAGCGCAGCAAGCGCCATGATGATGAGCAGCACGGGATTAACCGCCATTGCTGCATTCCATAAGGTGGTTGCTGCGGCGAGTAGCTTCATTGCGGCAGCTGCACCGGTGAGCCCTCCGGCCGCTCCAGCCATTGCGGCGAGGACGACACGGTTATGGTCGAGCCATGTCCACATGTCCTTAAGAACCGGGACGACGTTATCCCGAATCCAGCCACCGATGAACTTGATGATTGGCGCGAGTCGCGCGGCTAGCACATCGGACAAGCGCTGAGCGGCGGGAATGATGTTGGCGGTAATCCATCGAAAGATGGCACCCATGGCGGGCAGGAACAACTTACCGATGTGTTCTTGTAGCGCCGCGTACGCTGCTTTCATTTTCCCGCTAGAACTCGCCGACGCTTCGGCCATTCCGCCGAATTCGGTATTCAGTTCCTTAAGAATGATTTTCTGCGCGCCAAGCGCATCGCCCTTAGCAACCAGCGCTTTGATTTCGCTCTTTTGTTCGGCACTAAAGTTCACACCGGCACGCGACAGTGCAGTGATCCCCTTGATTGGATCCTGTAGCGCTTTACCGATCATCACTACGGAACCCTGTAGGTCCTTGCCCAATGCGGTTGACATATTCAAGGAGGCCATCGTCGCCTGATCGAAAATGTCATTTCCCTTGCCGACTTCATTGCGAATCTTGGTAAACGTCAGCAGGACATTTTCCCCGCCTTGAATCGTCTTACGATCGATCCCCGTCTTAGCAGCCATCGCTTCAGACAGCTTGACAACTTGCTCGGATGAGACCTTCGCAATCTCACCCGTCGACTTGAGTACGGCATTAGTCTGACGTGTCAACTTAGCCGCTTGGCCAGCTTCGTCAATCGCCTTTTTAAAGAACGACATGACGCCAATGGCCGCACCAATTTTTGCGACTGCGCCAAGAGCCTGGTTAAACGCACCAGTCTTTTTGGTTACTTCGTCCAAACCCTGGTGAAGGCTCTTGGTATCGCCGAGGAATCGAACCACGAGGGACTTAGTGGCCACGTCCACTCCTTTGTTTTGGTTCAATCCCGCATACGCGGCAACCCTGCCGATGCTGTTTCTTCATCAGCTCGATTAGCGCTTGGTACTCCCAGACTTTTAGTTTCCAGGCATCCGTCAGTGACATGCCGTAATGCCGGGCGAGAAGCGCGAGCCCAATCAGTCGCTCTTTTTGTCGCTCTCGCCGTGCGGCGGGGGGTTGTCGCCATCGTCCTTAGCGTCGGAATCCTCGACCTCGACGCGCATCTTTCGCGCCTGGTCCAATGTGTACTTGGGGTCATCGCGCAAGCCGATGGTGTAAGCCACGGCAACCATCATCTTGCCTTGCGGCTTGTCAGAGTTTCCTAGCCAACCAATCGGTTGGCCGGACAATTCCTCAATGGTCTCAATATCCCCGAGCGTCAAATCTTCCGGGTTGATCTTGAGAATGTTACTCGGTTCGGTCACTTAAACCCTGCCTTTGAGGCGACGGTATCGATTACCTTTTCAGCGTCGCGATAGAATTCGGCTTCGCCAGCTTGTACCGCCGGGAACATGAATGGTTTGCGGACCATCGGCACCCACACGTTTCGATTACCGAAGAGTGGGTGTCGACCTCCAAATTCGTTTGGCCGCGCGGCCGGGTCAGCGTTAGTAATCATTGCGTCACCACGTGACGAGACCCGTGCACGCGTAGCCGCTGCCATCTTGCCGGTTTTCTTCGCTGCTCGGCTTGCTGCGTCAGCCGCTACCTTTTTTGCCAGTGCGGCAAACTCACGGCGACATTCCTTGGCAGCTTCCAAATCAAATACCCGAAGGTCGGCCATCAGTTGCCGAATGGCCGCTTGTGTCCTCGGGTCAACCTGCGCAGTAGTTCCCATTTAGACCGTGACATCCGTCGTCTGGTATTCAACCTTGATCGACGTCGTTCCGTCGTTCACGACCTTGAACGGAAGGTTCTGCGGAACGATCTCGGGGCCGCCAACCTTCGGGGTCTCTCCGTCAAAACGAACGTTCATGGTGATCTTCGTTTCGAACTTATAGATCCCCGAAATCGTCAAACCCTGAAAGAGAAGAACAATTGCCGCTTCGGTGCCAGCGATAAACCGGTTGTAATTCGTCAGTCCATTAAACTCGACCTCAAACGTTCCCGTTACCTCGCGAAGCGCATTCTCTAGTGGCTGACTACGCAATACGCGCCCGAGGAAATAGCGATCGTCAGCAAGGTTGTTCGCTGCCTTGAGACTCACGCTCTTAATATCCGTCGCACCACCAGCCACGGTAATCGTGCCCTGAACCCACGTGAGAGCCTTATTCGCGGTCGGATAGGACGCGACAGCTAGGCCAGTCGAGTTGTCCTCATCTTCGCCAAGAATGCTCATGGTCATGTGAGCAAAGTCGCCAACACCGCACTCAAGAGACCATTCACTGATTCGGCAACCATGATATGTAAACGGTTGCGCAACGTTAGCAATATCCGGCTTCGAAATTTGCAGCGTAAAGCTCAACGGCAAATCGTTCGGAGTGAATGTGTGCTTGTACACAGTCGGGTCCGGACCGGCATTCGGTTGAGTTGTGACGAGACCGCCGATCGCGTGATTCCACCAGAACCCGTGACCTTTGGGGCGTAGTTCCATTTCAACGTCTCCAGCAACGTTGATGGCGCCAAGAGCCCAGTTATCTGTCGTAATGATTCGGGACTGTGCGCGCAGTGACGCGGACTCCATGCGCTCTTGCTCGCGCATCATTGATTCGCCCGTGAAGTCAAAGAACTTAGTCACGACAACGGGCGTACCGTAGACGGTTTCAGTTACTGCACCCACTTGCGCCTTATCAGAGGTAGCCATTGCTTAGTCCTTCGTCTTCGTCGAAACACGCGTGGGAGCTGAAACCCAATCAGCCTGTTTGATCATTTCCAAAGCGATTTCATCATCAACATTGACTGCATAATCGCGCTTGACGGTAACGTTCAAGGTCGGCACTTCTACTTCGTCATGCGGACCCACATAGGTAATCTTCACCGGTGCTCCCAACCTTCTATGAGCCGCTTAGCCTTGCTCTGCACTGAACCTCAAATTGCACACGCACTCCCGCACCATCCGCTGTCTGCAATGGCGTGTAGGTAATTCGGCCGGTAACGCTGCACCACAGAACGGCACCGCCGAGCGTGATATCCGATCCCGGTTCTCGTGGCCTAACGAGACGTTCAACGGCGGCTACGATGGCATACGCTCGATTACGTTCAACTTGAATATCGTTGTTGCCCGATCGTGCGTACGCTCCACAGAGGATCGAAAAACTTTCATCACGTTCACGTGCGGGCATCGTGATAAATGACTGTGTTCCTTCTACAGCCGGTTCGCCGTCCGCCGTTGGCATGGCGATATCGAGATATCGTTCGTCGGACGAGCGGGTGATCGGGCTACCGTCATAAATGACTACGCCGTCGAGCGCACCCCCAGTAATGGCAACGCTCGTACACAATGCGATTAGTCCATCGATAGCTGCCGGTACCGCCGACGTTTCAGCAACCATGGCTAACCCACCTTTGGCGGCCGGGCGTACGGCTGCAATAGTTCAATTGCCCGGTTCGGCAACGCAAAGCCCAACCCGCTGATCATGGTTGTTCCGTCAATACGTTCACCGTCAGAATCAAAAGACGGAAGACCAGCGGTCCCATTTTGGATTCGCCAGAGGTGCTTAAGGATGATCCTTGCGGCATCACGAATTCCCGCCGGAGTCACTGGCCGTCCCGCGATGAACGTCACCCGAACCGGGCCGACGAACGTACCCGAATCCTTCCGGCATAACTCACCAGTCGGCCCGTCAACGTCGATATCTGCGGGTAAATAAGAGGTTCCACCGTCGAATACGGGAACGATCGACGTCACAGAAATCACGGGCGATTCGCGGAGCACGATCGTGTCACCACCGTTGTGTTTCTCAACAACTGTTTGCCGCATGACCGGGCCCGCGATGTATTCGACCGCACCGGTGACCGATTCGATAAGATCCCGGATTTCTTCGTCGTTAGTCGTACCAGTCACGTTCAACGTTGCTTTGCCGTCGTCCAATGAGAACAGCAAGGGCGGATTCACGGGCCGAACATCGAACGCATCAGTGTGCGCAGATTGTGGTCCTAGCGATGTCCAACGCACACCGTGCCGACCGGCCACTGTGGTCACATAGTCAACCGCGTACATACCCACGACGGCCGGAGGGTTGGCTACCGCCGGGGTAACCGTGGTGCCGTCCGGCAGCGTAATCGTGAGCGTGATAGTTCCAACATTCGTTAGCACGCTCACAGCGTCATATACCGCAATAGACAAAGGGACGACGTCGCCCAAATCGAAAGGCATTCCTACCGTCCTTCCATTCTCGCGGTCCCATGGGTGGCCGGTTCAATATGAGCTGTTCCTCGGTCCACATTAGTCATCGCCGTGGTATCGCGTTTAACGTCGAACATCGATCCACGTCGTTCAGTGAATGCCGCCGTGAGATCACCAGCAAGTCCAGTTGCCGTTGCCGTGGTGACGTTGACAGTGATGAACACCCGAGCGTCGAGCGCAATGCCGATTCCGGTTGCCGTGTCGGTGACGCTGATTGTGGACACTGCCGGATAGGCGAGCCCGGTTCCGGCCCCCACCCCCGCAGTGACGATTGCCGACGTCGAGATTGCCGGATCGTTCGCCGTACCGGTTGCGTCGGCGGAACCCGCCGGAACTGTCGTGCTGCTGCTCGTGTTGATCGTTGCGTCGAGCCCGGCACCGGTGCCACTGGCCACCAGGGCGACGGCGCCGAGCTGGGCACCGAGGTCGAGTGCATCGCCGGTTACCAGAGCCTCTGTGACGACCGGAGCTACGGCGGACGTGGCGTCAGGCGCACTACCGGTCCCCGGTGCCTCCAGAGCCGTGCTAGCCGTGCCAACGGTGACGTCCTGGGCAACGCCCGTACCGGTCGCCGAGGTAGCCGGGGCCGTGGTGCCCGCCGAGGTGGCCACGCTGGCATCGGCCGCCGTGCCAGTGCCGTCCGCCGAACTGCCCAGTGCGGAGATGACCACCAGGGCGTCAGCCGCCACACCGGTACCAATACCAAAGTCAGACACCGAAGCAACGGTGATCAGCGCATCGCCCGCCGGGCCGGTACCGGGCGCATTGCCAGCGCTGGCCGTGACTGAACTGGAAGTGGAGATCGCCGCATCATTGGCCGCGCCGACACCATCCGAAGACGATGCCGAAATACCAAGCGCCGCAACGGAATCGTTCGCCGTACCGGTTCCGTCGCCACTGGCCGCACTCGCCGTGACAGCGCGAACCCCATCATTGGCCGTACCGGTTCCACTAGCGACAGCGGCAAGTACGGTAAGGACAATCGGGATAGTGTCAGCCGCGCCGGTTCCATTGGACGAAACAGCAACGGGGCCAACGATGACAATGGCATCGCTCGCCGCACCGGTTCCATCGGCGGAACTGGCATTAGCGGTGACAGCGGCCGAAGTGGATATGACTGCATCATTCGCCGTGCCGGTACCGGCAGCAAAGGCGGCAAAGACGGAAACAGCAACCGCAATAGTGTCAGTGGCGCCTGTTCCGTCCGATGAGGACGACTGTGCATCGATGTCTGGTACGGCATTGCTGGCCGCGCCGGTCCCATCGGCTGACGTTGACTGTGCATCGATATCCGGCACCGCATCGCTGGCCGCGCCGGTTCCATCCGCCTGTACCGCATTGGCTGTGGTGCCAGTGGCACCTAGTAGCTCAACCGAAATGATTGCGTATTTCTGGCCGGTCGGCGCGGTGAGACCGGTCGTTTTCGCACCAGCCGTACCAGCATCAGTGTAGTACGCACCATAATTCGTTTCGTCGCCCGCAACGTCAACGTACGTAACTTCCGTACGCGTCACATTGACCGTGCGCCATGTGCGGCTAGTTCCAGATACTTCGTTCCAGTCCGAAGTAAATGTAACTACTACGGAATTCGCTTGAGTGGTCGTCAATGCTAGCGAGGGTGCGCCGGACGCATTCGTCTTCGATGACGCGCCGACACCGGTAGATCCGGAAAACCGAAGACAGTTGTAGCCCCATGAGGTAGGACTACCGGTAACAGCTTCCGACAATGTGAACGTTTGCGAAGTAGCGCACGCGGCAACCCATGCGGCCACCCCGCAGTACTGGGAAACCGCGATATTCTGCACCGGTGTATAGGTGAGGCCACCACCCGAGGGTGTACCCGGTACCTTGGCCGCACCATCCGGGGTGATGGCGAAAATGAGCAGGATATCATCGGCGGCAACCGTGACGGAGATCGTCTTCGGGGACGTGCTACCGGTCCATGTATTTTCGTATTCGGCGACGAATGTTGGTCCGGCCACCGTCGCCCCTAACTAATCCTTAGTAGACGCCAACACCGAGGAAAAGCTTTGTGAACTGGCGATAGTCATAGGCAGGCGTACGGGTGCCGGTACCTTCGAAAACGGTCTTGAGCTGAACAAGATCCGCAATGCCAGACTTGAGCGTTGCAACCTCACCAGCCGAAAAGCCAAGGGCCACAAGCGTTGCATCCGGCGTCGCAAGAAGAAACGTCGAGAACTCTGCCACTGTCGCAAAGAGACTGAACGCCTGTCGTGCGATCGCCGCCGCAACCTGGTTAACTTCCGATTGCGAAATCGCTGCGCCAAGTGCCATTAGTGCATCCTTAAATGGTGAGTCGGAAAAGACCGTTCGCCGACCAGGCAATGGTGAATGTGCCAGCGGTAACCGACTGCGCACCACCGAAGTAGTTGTAACAGATACCCTGATCAGCAACCGGAGTGGTGATCGTGTCGTCGTAGACGAGACAACCCATTACGCCGGAAAGGGTGACGTTGCCACCACCGGAAAGGTCAGCCCCGTCAAAGAACACAACGCCTGCTGTGCCAACGTCGATAACCGGCGTGACGAGAGCACGGCCACCGGCAACCCAGTTAGTAACGTCAACAACCTCATTGGCAGTTACCCAGGGACTGGTAGCCGCGTTATACGCACTGAGCGCGGCCGTTGCATTTTGATCCGGCGTTCCAGTGTTGTTGTACAGAGCCACCTTAAACGTGTCGACGCCCGTGCTGCTCAAGTCGAATGCGGCAGTATTTGCAAGGGCATCACCGAGGAATGCGCGAAAAATCTTGCTCGCGGTAAAGGCCATGACCTAATCCTTATCTGTCGTTGCCGTGGGCGGGAACGTGATGCAATCCTGTCCGTCATCCCGCGTAGTGACTACGGACATGATCGGTCGACCGTTCGCATTAACCTGAACGAAATCACCGCCGATATAGTCCTCACGCTCAACGGCAACGATCGATGCTTTTGTACCCACACGAATGAGCGGTGACATCACCCCGGCGAGCTTCGGACATACGTGATACGGAAACTTCTCCGAATACGTCCGGGCCAGCGCCTCACAATTAGGGCAATACCAGTCCTTCATTAGGACTTCTTCACTGTGGCGTTGTGGGCGGCACCACCGGCCGTTGCGCTCGTCTTACTCGCGGGCACACTCGGCCGGACCATCATTCGCTTTTCGCCCGGCGCGGCAGTCGCCTGTTCAACCGGGGCAGTTCCTTCGGCCCGGTCCTGTAGCTTTCGCTGAACGTCCACATGGGTTTCAACGTCTTCAAAGTAGTCCTTGAACTTCTTGTATGCTTCGTCGTCGGAACCGACAAGCATTCCCGCCGGAATCACGCGCGTGATTCCGTCAACGTCGAAACCGAACGGGGTCTTGCATCGCTTGATAGTTGCCATGATCTTACCGCTTCCATCCGGCCGTGCCATAAAGCACAGCAGCCGCACCGATGATTGCGCCTGTAGTCGTGCCGGACGACGTCAGCACAATTCGTACGTAGCGCTGATTGCCCGAGTATCCGAAATCCTTGACAACGTCATCGTCAGTGGCCGTCAGGGTCGGCAGCGAGCCCTGTAGGAACCCGGCGGCTACCGCCGTCCACGTTGTACCGTCCGGTGAATCTTCCATCGTGAACACGTGCGATCCATCGGTCGCAGTTGCCGAGAGCACGACGAACATTACCGATCGGTAATCGCCCGCACCGGTCTGCTGACGATCGACAGAGTCACCGTTCACCGCGCCGGTAACCTTGGCACCGGTTGCCGTCATCGCCCGAACAGTCTTGGAATTCTTGTACAGTGTTGCCCTCATTGGACTTCCCATCTTCACGCCGAACGGGTAAGACGACTTTGCGCCTTACCCGTTCGGTCGTCACTGTTCGGTTTACGTGCTCTTGTTCATCCGGAACGCATCGTCATTCACGCTGTCCGCACCCACACGGTAGTAGGCGTACCAACCGCGCTGGCCGGTCGGACGCTGGTTAGCGCCAACCAGGTGGGGAATGAATTCGATGCTCATTCCGACGCGGTCCGCGATGACGTAATTGGAGAAGTCACCGTAGATAAGGTTTCGCTTCGTGGTGGCCGTAGTGCTGTCCATTGCTTCCGCTTCGTACGCAGGACGACCCACCAGCTGCGGAGGAACATCGCCCTGCAGCTGAACCCACATGCCCGCGCCACCGGCCGTGTCGAACTGTCGAACGGTGTTGTAAATCGCGCGGTGCGCAAGCCAGCTCGCGTTACTGCGGTAACGTGCCGGAAGGCCATTGTCCAAACCGTACACACTGGTGATCGGCAGCGCTGCAGCCTGCGTCAGTTCCGACGCCGTGCCCGTGAGTGCGGCAACGATGCCGAACGGCTCCGCAGAACCCGTACCGGTAATGAACTTGGACGCTTCGAGCGCTTCCTTGCCGAATGCGAGCAGTCCGGCCACTTCCTGCGTGACGTTTGCTTCGTCTTCGAGAGCTTCAATGCTGATCGGCACAAAACCCTGTGCCTTATAGACATTGATCGTCGGCTGGGCGAACGTCGGCGCGTTGTCACTGGCCTGCGCAGCTTCCGCCGCGAATGCCCACGTAACCTGTCCGGCGCTGACACCATTCCAGACGTCGCCGGTGGCAACAACCTGACGCGCAACCCGTCGAATTTGGTTGAGCGAACCGGCCGAAGTGATGATCACAGTGGGGTCAAGCTGGAAGGGAACGAGGTAGCCACCCGAAGCGTCCGTAAGGGACATTGCGCGAGCGAGGGCGTTCTGTTCCTCTGTGGACACCATGTGCTGACGGCCACGCGCAAGCTTGCTCCATGCCCGAAGATATGCCGGGCTCGACGTAGCAAGGCACATCTTTGCGATGCGGCTATCGCCATCGTCCCAACGCTCAATGATGTTGGTAGCACCGCTACGGATGTTGTCGTTTGCACCGGGCATCTTCTCAATTGCCGCGAGGGCACGCGCCCGCAATTCCTGTGCAACGGCGCCACGGTCCTTGCCCCACGTACGCATTTCAGACAGGTCCCAAGGATCACGGAACCGGCAGTCCTCAATAGAGTCAGGGTTAAGAATCGGGTCACGGTCGTATGCCTTATCACCGGAAACGCCGCCACCGGGGACGCCACGCTCAATGGTCACGCGGCCGGAACGGACATCTTCGCCGAGCTTGAGTGCGTCAAGCCGAGTGTCAACGCGCTTCTTTTCGGCCATCCGCTCAAGGTTCTTGCGGTGCAAATCCAGCTCGTCGAATTCGTCAGACAGTGCGCGGAACTGAACTTCTTCCGCTTCCGTCATGTCCGCTTGATTCTTTTCGGACAGTCGCGCAATCTCTTCCGCGATGTCCTTCATTCGGTTGAGTGCTGCCTTATGAGTCAGCTCGATCGTCATAGCGCTGGGCGCCCTTCGAAATTAGGGCGAGATAATCGGCCATGTAAGCGGCTTTGCGCTCTACACGGCCTTTACTCACGGTCGGAATAAACGTGACCTGTGAGTGCTCTTCCAGCGGCTCAACGGTTTCATGCTGTGCGGCTCGCGCGTCAACCTCGGCCTGAACGGCGGCAAGATCAACGAGAGTGCTATCCGTCTCCTGTGAAGTGTCCGGCCGGACGGCTTCGGGATGGCGGAGAGTCTTGGTACGGGCTACAAGATCGGAGTATACCTCCGGTTGGCGGTGTTTCACACGGCCGTAATAATCGTCGGTCAAACAGCGTACGCCCGAGGTTGAATCCGGGTTGGCCGGGAAAGTGACCGGCCCAAATTCCATCAATTTCACTTCTTTGATACTGCGCTCCGGAAGTCCCTTGGGATTCCAGTCGGATACACCCGGTTCATCGTTCCATTCCTCTTTGATGACACGGAAACGGAACGATGATCCGTAAAGTCCAGCTTCAAGGCCCGGCATCAGATCGCAGTTATAAGAGGTGCGCAATAGCGGTACATCCGCTTGCGGCCCCGTTGCGACTTCCTCCAGCCTTTCAATTGGACCAAGAACCTTATTGCCGATTTGATAATCCATGCCGTGGTCATAGAGCACACGAATGTTCGTGATGTTTTCGCGAATCGTCTTCTTGAAAGCACCCGGCATCGTACGCTCCATAAATTGACCCTCAAACCAAGAGTCAATTTCGTACCATGTGCCGAACACTGAGAAGTCGACTCGCATAGTGGGCATTTCCATATCGCCCATCATCATCGCCATCATGTCATTCATAGACATACCGGACGGCTTCATGTCCTTTGGCTTCTTGCCATCGGGCATATCTTCGGGCTTCATGTCCTTTGGCTTTTTGCCATCGGGCATATCCGCTGGCTTCATGTCCTTACGCACGAGAACCGGGGTGAGCTGCATAGCGCGCACCAAGTCAAGGTCCTTGAGGGTTTCCATCATGCTCCCTTGGCTGGTGCCGCGATGGCCTTTGGTTTTGGTGCGGCTGGTAGAGCGGGGGTTTCTGGTGGCTTGGCGACCGTTCCAGGGGGCTGCAATTGGACGCTGTAGAGACCAGTGTGCGTGAGCAACGTGAAGTCGTTGGCTTCCACCGCCGCCACGACACTTTTCGGTTCATGCCCAGCGTCGATCAGCCGGGCAATGGTGTCAGCGCGTCGACCCTGGATTTCGGCCGCATCCTTTTCGTCTTCCCGCAGGAACGGCACATCGCGCGCGTCATACCAAAGTCGCACACCGTTTCGAGGCGCTGGCCGGTCAACGAGAATTGCCAAGCTACCAGCAAGGTTCTGCCATAGCGGATGCATTGTCGCGTCAGCAAACCGGCGCCTTGCCTGTCCATAATTTGAATAAGTTGCCGAAGCTAGGCCCTCTGAAAGCCCAACGATAATCGGCGGTACTCCGGCGGCTGCAGCGATTCGCGTTTCATCGTGGCCTTGCAACTCTTTAAAGTTGAGTTGCTTCATATCGGCGCCAACGACTTTTACGTCCGCGCCCGCCCCGAGGTACATTGTCTTATACGCGTTCGCTGGTCCACGATGATCTTTTTCCATTGTGGCCTTGAACTTTTGGAAGTTATCCCAGGAAACCGACTTGTCCATTGACACAACCATATTCGGCGTTGCGCCGTTCTCGATGAACTTGGACTTGTGTCGTTGTAGGAGCTTATCGTTCTGCAGTTCAGGGATAATGGAAGAGATCCAAGACTGTCCTCGGAATGTCGCTTCCGGGTCCGGCGAGGGAGCAAAGTGAACTACCTCATTCAAGTTCAGCAACACGGGTTCATTGCCTGCCGAAACGCCACCATGGGAATACGCGTAGCCGAGCTTTCGCCATCCAATGACGGAACCGTCCACAAGAGTGCGTTCTTGAAGAATGATCTGTACCCAGTCGGGACGTAGCCGGACCATGTCCGTGCCATCGCGAATCCAGTAGCTATTCCCGCAGAGATCCGAATCCTGGATCATGCGCACGAGCATGTCCTGTGTGGTCCCACCCACCCATGGACTTTCGAACAATTCCAGGGCGCCCGTGCCAAACAGCTTCGACGGTTTGCCGCCGACATTTTGTTGCTGCCACTGCAAACGGATCGATGAGAACACGGACATGCGAACAGCCATGCACGCGAAGATCACACCATTTGTGCGGTAGGCCAATGCGTACGCAGCGAAGTCGTTAGGAATGGGTTCAGCCGGAGCGCTCGTGAGTGTCTGCTGCTGAGCTGAACCGTAGCCGCCGAAACCGTAGCTAAAACCGTTGTACGCAAACTGATTCAACGCATCGATATAGTCATCAATCGTGCCGATGCTTCGCGTAGTAGACCCTAGGGCTTTAAGGGGATTCTTCACTCGTCATCCCCCAAATTCGCAATCAGTATGCCGAGTGAAACTAATTCCGCGCCGAGCACCACAAAGGACCACGCCAGACCGGCGAGCAAGTAGGTTCCCGCAACACTGCTCGCCAGTCCAGCTAGAAGGGCCGTCCACGCTAGACGTAGTCGACCCATGGGGTTACCTCTTCCACTGGAACGTTGAATAGAATCCAAATGCCCATACACATCGCGACGCACGCGTCAATGTGCCGTTTGGAACGTCCTTTTGAGAGAGTGAACCCGCCACGTTCCTGGGGCTTAGCCGCTGCTGCCAGAACATGCGAAGTCAGCTCAGTATCACCATTGTGGACGATCGTTTTGTCAAGAATCCGCTTATACGCTTCGCCACATGCGGGAGACATCCGCTCCGGGCTCTGATCAAATTGGACGGTCAAGATCCCATCGTCTTCGAGCATTCGCGCCGGTAGTTCGAAGAACCTCGGGTCATACACCACGCCCCGAAAGCCCATGCCCGCCGCATGTTGCCGAATGTATTCCCACACTTCCGCGTGGTTGATTTTCTGCTGCCTACCGTCGATCGCGTCCCAGATCTTCGCGGTGACGGCGATGCGACCATCGGGCAGCATTTCCACACGGTCAACGGCCACACTGTCGTGGCGTAGCGCCATGTCAACAACCAGAACCCACGGATTCTCGTTGTCCGAAAGCCACTGTCCTTTGCAGTCGGTCCACGCGGCCGGATGATCTTTCAACCATGAGTCGGTGCCAACGTCAACCCACTTATTCGCAAAATAGCGAATCCATTCATGGGACGGATAATCGGGCTTGCCCCAACTGTCCACACGGGCCGCTACCGACCATTGCCGGTCAGCCGCTGCGGACGCTGCCCGTACCGCTATCTCACGGTCGCGCGCATTGTGGTAGTCGAGCCCGTCCGGCGCTTCCTGCCAGTCAAACAGTAGACGTGGTGCGATCGATGGATCCTTACGCGCTTTCAGGCCACGCTTATAGATGGAGCCGAGTAGCGAATGCTCAACGTCGAAACCGGCCGTAGACAGAGAAAGTACCCGGCCTGGTCCACGCAGCGTGTTGCGCTTGCTGGTGGACTTGCCAATCACCGTACCGACACGCGCCTTTGTGGAACCTTCGTCTCCCCACTCGTGCAATTCGTCTCGCACGAACAAATGGGGCAGGCCACCCTCGTTCGTTCCGGCGACGGCGGCAACTCGATAAACTTTGCCGGGCCTATTGTCGTTGAACGTTGCTTTCGTGTCGTACACGGAGAAGTAGCCGCACAATGGGGCTTTCCGTACGACGTTGTCCCGGCCGCCGAGCATCGTTGCCAGTGCACCGTACAAAAGGTCTGCCTGCTCAAAGCTGGCCGCCGCAATAGGGATATTGGGAGACTCCGGAGCGATGCCGTGTACGTGTCCGTCAGCATCGCGGTACTGCGTCGGCCCGGCGAATTCGAGGGCTACGACAGCGGCGACGAATTGGGTTTTGCCATCGCCGGTTGCCGCGCCCCGTACGCCTTCGTCGTAGTGCCATTGGTCGCACTGTGGACAGTACTCAAGCCACCGGTATAGGAAGAGCTTTTGATCCGTCCGCAGTAGGAACGGTTCACCGTAGCTATCGCCCTCGCCAAGGATCAAGTTCTCTTCGATCCAGCGGACGCCGTTCGGTCCCTCGGTCGGCCAGAGTTTCCCTGGTGCTGGCTCCCACCCGCACCCCGGACACGGCTGCTCGGCCATAAGGCAACCGTCCTCTTTAGATCGTGATGCGCGCAAAGATGTCGACGAATGTAGCGACGAATGTAGCGATTTCATCGTCGCTATTTGTCGATACGACAAACGGGTACGCTGCCATGGTCCACGCGAACATCGGACCGTAGGTATCCGGATCACGCACAACATCGTTGTACAGCTTCAAGCGTAGCTTGTCATTGTGATTGGGATCAGGCATGTTGAGAATTGCATTGGCCTGCAACAATGAAACGCGCACTACTGCCGCCTGAATACGAGCAATCCACAAGGGATCGACCGCGAGCACGGCGGCATCGGCCAAAACAGCAACCATGGTTATTGTTCCTTCGTCATTCGCGGGTCGGGCTGGTCCTCGAAACTTGTTGCGCCGTAACGCTTGTTCATCTCGGCCAATGAACTTTGCTGCTGTACAACGGCAATTCCGAGGGCGGCACGATTCTTTGGGCCGTAACCAATTTGCGCCTCGTCAGCCCTAATGGACACTTCGAGCTTCATTGCCATTTCGAATGACGGATGCTTTGTCACTCGAACCACTTCGCCCTCATCGTCCTTCATGTACAGAACAGGTGAGCGGTCGGCGCGATCCATGAGACCGTTGTATCGGTCGACATTCCGAATCCATCGCTCGACGATCATTGTTTCGGATTCATGGACCAACCCGCTAATCACGTCGGACCAATAGGCATGCCACAATTCACGCGAACCCTTACGCTTTAAACCGCGCGGTAGCATGGGCATTGAATCGCGTTCGTGCGTAGTTAATTCAGCCGTTCGCCCATTACGAGGGTCAACCGCTTGACCAGCCGGTTTCTTCGTCCGGGGCATACGGCCCCCTTTCGGCAAAGATCAACTTGACCATGGCCAACGTGGTACCAGGGAGACAAGCGAGGGGCTCGGGTCCTGAAGACGATCACTGGTGATCTTCGATCGGGTATACCCCCCCTACCCACCCCAGAGGAGTCCCATGTGGACGATTCAAGTTCGATCATGGGTGATCGACTTCTGATCATCAGCCGGCGACGTTGTTGATCTTTATTTATTTAATGTTTATTTTATTTATTTCTTTTATTCCAGGCATAGTTGCATGATGTGCATTGCACTATGTAGTTAGTCTCTATGCTCTGGCCACCATGCCGCACTGCCAGCACGTGACCGAGCGTGCGTGTCTGTCCTATGAGGAATGCACGATGGCATGTGGCACAGTGGGTAGCATCCTTGATCATGCGTGCACGTATGGCCTTATGCTGTGCACCATATGCTGCTTGCTTCTTCGTGGCCCTGCGCTCTGCGCACGATGGACAATGTGATCCATTGGTAGTGAGCCTATGGCATACCAGGCATGGCCTAGTGGTCATGGCCTCACCCACTCCAGTATGGCCACCGTTGCCTATGTGCCATTGCTATATGGGCCATGTATGTGAGCCCCCCTATTAACAGGGGTCCGGTCCCATTTGGGCATGACTGTGGTAAGCACTGGCCACGCTATCACATCCGAGAACGTTAGCTAAGAATTCAAGGCGCTCAAGTGGCCACACCTCACCACATGCCAAGCATGTGCACCCCACGATGCCATCCACTGTGAGGGCAGCACGCTGCACCAGTTCCCCCGTTTCATCAGGCAGAAACGCTGTGCGCTCATTGCAGGCAGGGCACGCAACGGCTAGATGCAATCGACGGGGTGGATAGAGCAACGTCCTAATAGCACTGTCGATATGACGAAGTCCTGTGATCAACTTATGCAGAATCGCCGAATCGGCCTGATCAAGCGGCAATGAGCGAAAGCTTTGCTCAAGCGTCAAGCCGGGAGAGCGCCATTCAGCGTCGATCTCCTCGTATAAATCCCATGCCGCAACACACAGCGGGGAAAGGCTAGCCAGTGGGCTATGCCCGCCAACGCGTTCGAGCCCGGCCCGTTTCGCCGTGTCGAGCTGGCGCAATAAGGACGGTCCTTTGTGAACACCGAGAATTCGATGATCTCCATCGTCATATTGAACATAGGTTTGCTGTTCGATGATTACGGCAATAGCCGCTCGTACATCATCCTTTAGGCGAGACCGATTACGCATTTCCAATGTACTAGTCATGCTTAACCCTCACATAGCGCACCAGGCCGTTCGCGGTTGTCCCATCACGCTCATATTCGTCATACGGCATTTCAATGTCAGATTCCTTTGCCCCTTCCAGTGTGGGCGTCACGGTTCGGGGCACACGAAGGATATTCGGCGCGGGGTCGGCCACATTGAGCGTTCGTCCATCGTCAATGCCCAAACAACATAATTGAGCCTGCATTATGGGCCTTCTTCCTCGGGATCCCATGTTTCAGAGTTATACGATTCGAATGCCTCTACTTTTTCGCGGTAGACTTTTCCAACTGTTCGCTTGGGCAAAAGAATATCGGGATACGTGTCCGCAAGCCGAAGCTTTTGCGCTTTGCTCATGGGTTCTTCGTCGTCCTCAATCACCCGTGGCTCAACCAGGTGGATAAAGTCAAGGTGATGGCCGGGGCAAGAATCGCCATAGTAATGTTCAGAAATCGTGCGTACACAGCGGGCAGATTCCGGAATCTCGCACTTGTTCGAATGTCCATTCGTCATTGCCGCCCCACTTCTCCCGCGCTTCGTTCAACCAGTCCATTTGTTTCTTGCAGTCACGATAGAAGTCTTTAGGTGTCTGCCACGCATGCCAACATTCGCCGCACACTTTGTACGTTGTGTCTGTCAACGGCTCATACCGATTATGAACCGCACACCATTCACTGCCCATCAGTTTTCACCTTAAGATCACACTCTCTGCACCACAGTCGGATCTTCTCGGGTCCATCCCAGAGGACCAGGGTGCTTCTTTCATCGATCTCTAGCACGGTGCCAGTGATCATGTCTGGATCGTAATAGACATAAACTCGATCACCGACCTTACTTCCCATTGGTCGCATCCAAACCGAGGATATCGAGCATTTCCGCCAGTTCCTCCGCACTGCCCATTCGAGAGGCGACATACCGTATGGCTCGCCGCTGCTCGTCTTTTCCATATTCCTCATTGCCCATACGAATCCGAAGCTTGGATCGATCCGATAGTTCGCGGTTCAATGGCTTGCCCGTTCGATCCATTGCCCGTGTTCGTCGCTCTTGCGTCATGAAGCACCGCCCTTGCCGGAGGAATCGCTAAGTAGTTGTATCCTCGAATAAATGTGTCCGGATCGTCTCGCCATCGGCCTAGAATGTCGTTACAGATCTGGCAGAGCAATCCACGCACTTCTCCTGTCTTGTGATCGTGGTCGACGACCAATCGCCGAGTCTTTCCACTATGGCCGGTTCGGGGGCCGCATATCGCGCACAGTCCGCCTTGCGCCGCATACATTCGATCATATTCACCGGCCAGTAAATCGTATGTGCTCTGAACGTGTCGTTCGTGCGCCTTTTCTCGCCGGGCGAGCTTGACGGCCCGCCAGTGCGTCACGCAGCGCGGTCCGGGGTGTGGAGCGGGCCGGGCGGTAGCCACTCCCTCCGCTTTGCAGTCCTTGCACGTCTGGTGCCTCTCCTGAGCCATGATCACACCTTCCGAAGGTGGTTACACCTGTTTGGCTGTTGATCTTGTCTCCGTCACTCCTGGGGAATGATCAAAATGGGGCCGGTTCAACCTCGGCCACCACCCGGCCCGCGAGAAGATCCGAGATCGTGAACAGCGCTTCTACTTCCTTCTCCGTTTCCACTGGATCATCGCGGTGTTCCTGTTCGGCAATGACTTTTGCGATGAATGCCATCGTGGCATCCACCCCCCGAGGATCGATGTCATCGGCCGTCGCCGGGAGGTGACATTTATGCGTGGCGAACACCGGTGGTCGGCCCCATTTCACGTCTAAGCTCATTCGCCCCGCATCGCGGTAGCAGACGTAGCCAACGTGAGCGCCATAGGTGATCCGCCCGCCGATGATGGCCTTTATTTCCGCCTGAACGGTCAACGGCAATGGTTCTACGCGAAACGGTATTCCCTCATCGATGCCGAGTAGCTGTAGGCGTCCGCACTTCTCGCAGTTCCGGCAGCGCGGCCGTCTGGAGATCAAGTGCTCGACTCCCATCAAGATCACTTCCTTAACCGTTTTACAAGATCAAAGCGTGACGTGACCGGACCGATTCACTGGTTGAGCGCCATTGTGCGTATGTGTGTATGTGTGTGTTTGGAGCTGAACAGTAGAGAAAATGTGTCACTTCAGTCACTTAAAGATCTTGGAAGGTAGAAGAGAGTGACCGGAGTGACCGATTCTTTGAAAGAGCCCATCGCGCGCGCACGCGTAGGGCCGAACGCTGGGCAATCGGTCACTCCGGTCACTCCGATTCGGGACTGGTACCGTTTGAGACCTGTCATACGACCTGTCACCCAGCGGGACCGGTCACCGCTATTCACCGAGCTGTCCTTGCTCGCCGGTCCAACGTGACCGATCGGTCCCAGCCTCTCCGGCGAGGCTCAGCCCGACGTAAAAGCGTGCTCCGCCGGACCTCGTGTAGCCGATTCCGGGGTGACCCTTCAAGATCATTCCAAAGCGTTTCGCGGAGACCGGCGTTTCCCCTTCGAGCTTGCACCACTGTTCATAATTGCCCCTTGCGATGGCCGTATTCAGCTTGACATCCGCCGATGACGAGATCTGTACGCATTCGTCCATCCACTGTGACACCGAGTCTTGCGCGTAGGCATAACCGGTGGTGGCCGCGCGCACAGAGTCCGGTTCGGACAGTCCGCCATTGAAATAGGCGACGGCGCCGATGATTACCCATGCTAGGATCGCTGGGCCGTGGTCACGGGCGAAGATGTCTTGCAGCCCCATAATCCGGCGTTCTCGTTCAACGGTGTTGTCGAATGGGATGATGCGCAGACGTTCCCAAAAGGCTTGTCCGCCCGCCGTCACGGTGGGTTGATCATTGCCCATTAGCCAGAGCTTGTGCGTCGGCTTGAATGAGAAGTGGCTTTCACGCATGAATCTCGCTTTGAGCGTGTCGCCGCCCGTGAGCAGTTTGACCTTTGCTTCGTCGAACTTGTCCGATACGTTGACTTCCGAGCAGAGCACCATACGCGTACCGACCAGCTCGGCAATTTCCGCTTCGTGCTTGCTGAATTGCTGTGCCATAAGGAAACTGTTCGGTGCTACCGTGCCGTAGTCGCCGAGTATCGCCCGGATCGTTTCCAGGAATACGCCTTTCCCGTTGCGACCGGTCGGACCGTAGGCGAAGGGCAGCACGTGCTCACTGACGATGCCGGACGCCGAATATCCGGCGAGGCGTTGAATGTAGGGGATCAGTTCCTCATGCCCGGCGAAGGTCTCGTGCAGAAAGGTGTCCCAGCGGCCCCCATTGGCCCCGTAGTCGGGCGTACACGCCGCAATGCGGGTATGCAGTGCCGTGGGGTCGTGGGGCCGGAGCAGGCCGGTCACGAGGTCAACGATTCCACCGGGCGTATTCAGTTCCAACGGCCGGGCGTCGAGGTTGGACAGTCGGATTGCCACGCGGTAGTCCGTTGCCGCTTGTACGAGCATGGACGTCGTTCCCATAGCTGATAACGTGTATCGCTTGTGCTTCTTTGCTTCCGCGTCACTGTCCGGCAGGGACCGCCCGATCCGTTTTGCGTACTCGCGCACTAGCCCTCCGTTTGAACCTTCCGACCACTCCCAGCGCTTTCCTTGCCACGCAAGCCATCGCCCGCGTTCGGGACAGAACCTGATGACGTGGCCGTATTGCTCAATGAGCGTTTGCGCATTGCCGTCGTCGGACCGGACGTAGGTCATCATCATCGGCTCGGCCACCACCGCCAGTGTCCTTTCGGGAGGTCCAGAACCGTTCTTGCTGGGCAGGAAATCCCACTCGTCGGCGGGCCGTTCAGGTTCGCGGCGCGGCGAGCCGAATCCCTTACGTCGCAACGCGGATGCCGCCGCCTTGAAATCCCCCCCATGTTCGAGATAGGCGAAGACGCGCCATTTGGACATGGTTGTTTCGGCAGGTAGCTCGGTTGACGTTGTCCAGCAATAGAAGTAATCGCCTTGCTCGCCGCCGGTGACCGCTGAGTTGCCCTCCCGCTTGCCCGGCCGACACCAGAAGGCCCGGATTCCCGTGTCCCGCTTGAGAGTCCACCCGTGCGGCTGCAAGGTCTCTGCCCACGTCGCACGGTCGTTGAAATCCTCGCCGGGTGTCTTGTCCCCCTCATGCATGGTGGGATCACGCGGGTGTTCATCGGGAATCGGTTCAGGTAAAGGAGTCTGGTCGAATGACCGTGCGCATGCATGGATGAGATCGCGTTCGTCCTCGGTCACATGGGCGATGGTGCCAACGGAACCCGCGACGATTTGCCATGCACGGCCGCTGAGATGCACCGGACCGTGTGACGGCGCGACGACGACAAACCCGTGCTCTCCTCGGGTTTCGATGAGTGTGCGCATGGCGCGCTTGCCCTTTGTGGACAGGGTTTCTTGCTCTTCCTCGGTCAACTCCGCATCGGTGGCGGGCCGTTCGGCTAATTTCGTGTTGCCGTCAACGGTTCCATCGATGCGATAGAAGAGGTGGAGGCCACCCGAGGGGCTTGACTCCAAATAGCCATTCATGATGCGTTGCAATAGCTCGGTTGCCCCGGCCTCTTCGAGCGCGGCAAAGAATCCCGCGTGGACATCCTCGGCTACGGCCCGGCCTTCGAATTCGAGCATTTCGAGGTTGCCGGAGATGGTACCGGTGATGATGCCGATGCCCGGGTGTCCGTCACCGAACCACTCGGTCAGTTGATCCACTGTGGCCGGTTGATCCCAGTAAGGAGCCCACTTGTAACCCGTGGCCGGGCCGACGTCCGGAGCCTTTGTGCCGTTTGTGGACACTCGGATGACGCTCAACCCGGCTGACAGCAAGACTTGTGACGCTTCGAGCATGTCAATCATGGTGACAACCTTTGAATTTCGCGGTTGATATACCATGCCGCCTTGCGGAGATCAACCAGCGGATCACTGGTTTTCAGTCCGGCCCGCCACACGTATTTAACTGCATTACCGAGGTTAAATGACATGTGCTCGGTGATCGTGATGCATTCAACGCCACTAGGGTGAGCAAGGTAGTGCGGCGGGTTGAACGGGTCGTCAGCCATACGTGGGGCCCGCTTTCAGGGATGGGTGAAGCCCGGCGAGTCATATCAACCCGCCGGGCTTCTTACTCGCTAATACCGATATCAACCGCGATGTTAAATACCAGTAGCCCAATACAGTTCGAATCACGCTCTTGTACGTACTTATCGAGAAGAGCAATGGTCTCGCGCCGTAGCCGTTGGGCTTCGTCCATACTCAACTGATCGAGCACGAGGAGATATCGCCCGTCCGCTAATGGCAGATAATCGAGCCGTGCCATTACTGGCCTTGCTGCTGCACATTGTGCAAGAGTTGCTGAACCTTTGGGTCCTGCGCCGGGTTCTGTGCCGGTTGCTGCATCCCGAGCTGTCCATTTGAGACTGGCGCCGGATTCGGAATGCCGTACTGCTGCTGCACTTGCGCTAGCTCTTGCTGCGCGGGCACCGGCTGCTGTTGCGGGGCCCACTGCTGCTGCTGCGGCTGGTACTGCGGAACGGCCTGCTGCTGCGGCTGAGCGGCCTGCTGACGCTGCTGCGGGGCCGGGTCCATGAGAAGGGAGCTGCCCGGGTTCGGCGGGCGATAGACGGCCTGGTAGAGCTTCTTATCGACGGCCGCCCCGCTGGGCTCTTCGCCGACGAACTGAACTCCGAGGAATCCGCCTACCAGGATTTCCTTACTGCCGCTCATTCGGACAGCTTCCTGAACGACCTTGCGCAGCTCGCTACCGGCCCGAATGTACAGACCGCGAATGCCGTCGTCGTTCTGGATCATCGGGTCTCGGACGTCCGTCTGAATGTCGATTCGCACTTGCCAAATCGGCTGGCCATCGTCCCATGTGGCCAGATCGCCCATCTTGCCGTCTGAGCGGAACTTCCGGGCTTGTACCTTGTCGCCGATTTTGACGATTGTTCCCTGAACGAGATCACCGATGGATGCGAATTTCGCTCCCTCGACAGATGATCCCATGATAAGATCGTTGGCATCACTCATTGATATTCAACCTCTCGCGATGCTGGCACGGACACGTCGCCGGTGCTTCGCATTCCTTGTGTAGCGCTTGGACATCTACGTCTGCGGCTAGAGCGCACTTGTCACAGATCATCCGTACTGCCGTTCTTCAATTGAATGTTCGTCCATCCGTCACTTAGCTCTTCGGCCTCTAGAGTCCATCCGTACCGAAGTGCAATTAGGTCCGCTTGTGGGACGTTTGACGTTTGGATTACCTGGTTGTGGCTACTTGCGGTTGTTCGTTCCAGTAGGGCATCTAACACACCCATTTCCCAACCGGCCGCATAAGCGTCATCATCGTGTACGCCACCAGCAGAAACTACGGTGACAAACGGCACGACTAGTTCATTCACAATGTACGTACCCTGTCCCATTCGTCGGGCGTGTGATTGTCTTTGTCCTCATTGCACTGTCGGTGCGTGAGTTGTACGTTCGCCGGAATGTGCTTGCCCCCTTGTTCCAGCGGAATAACGTGATCTAGCGTCGGATAGAAGGCGGACCATTGCTGACTCGGCGGCATGTACCGATTGACCTGCCTGAAACAGATCTGGCACACCCAATGGTCTCGGTCGCCGATCTCATCTAGTCGGATCAGTTCCGCGCCAGGATCGGTTTTGCGAGCACGGGCCCGCATGTTTCTAGCTCTTTGTGCTTCGTAGGATCGTTTTCCCATTATGGTTTCAGCAATGCATAGATGGCAATCCCCACTGTGAGAATTGCCATGAGGTAGGTCCATCCTTGCGCAAGCCCTCCGGATTTCCCGGTGAGGGTGTCAACGCGGCCGGATAGATCCTCTGTTCGCTTGGCGTTTTCAGTCAGCCGCCGCTCAAGATTCGCGTGTTGACTGTCGAATTCGGACCGTGGCAGCATTTGCCTTAGTACATCATTGAGCTGTCCGCGAAATTCATTCATACTCGAAAGGCGATGCGATATCGACTCTTCGGACTTACTCACGGATCGAATAGCTTGCTCTTGCCATGCGATTGAGGCTTTCTCGTTTTCACGGATCAATGCCTCTAGGTAGATGCGCAGTGTTTCAACTGTCCATCCATTTACTTTGTCAGCCATCCGGGGCATCCTCGCCCTGATTCATCGCCCGGTTTAAACCAGTTGCAATATGTACAGTTGTGGCCGGTCACGCGAGGAATCAGCTTGTAATTCTGGGGGAAGGTCTCGACGTCCAACGCGACGGCCAACTCTGTGACGTCATAGTACCTCTGTAAAGCCTGCTCAGCGGTCGGCAGAGAGAAGGGTTCAGACCAGATATGCATGCCGGAGAGCAGGCCACCACGGGGCAGGAACACGATGGCTACCTCGTGGACCGGGGCGCCGAGCGCGGCCCAACCTTTGCCGTACAAATGGGCTTGCGCGCGGTACTGATAGGACGGACCGCCGTCTTTGTACTCTTTCATTTTGCTGGTACCCGGGAATTTCCAATCGATCACCGTGTCCGTATCGACGTCGTAGCAATCGCAATGGCCGGGCATCCCTGGCACGATCTCGAATTTCGCTTCTGCTATGTACCTGATCCGTCCTAAATGCTCATTCCATAGTCGGCACGCATCTTCCATCCACGTGTGCGCCGCCGTCCCGATGATCGAAGGCAACGGATCTCCGCCGTCCGCAATGGACGGTTCATGCATCACCTTATACGCGAGCTTCCGTAAACAGTCCTCACCGATCTCCGAGGGCCCTATTTCGCGTTGCACATGTCGCGGTGTACCACGGTATTTGTGCATGATCAGCTCGGTGACAGCACCGGTGAGCGGATGCTGATTCGGTTTGTCGAACAGCGCGAGATCTAGGCTCACAGGGTCCGCCGGTAGTTCGCTTCGGCAGCTGCCAGTGCGGCACGCGGACCGGGAATGCTCGGCCGGTATCGCACGATTCGGTTGTAGTCGTTCTTCTGTGTACCAATTGGACCGTGGTGCGCATCGTAGTAGTTCCACCATGCGATGATTCCTGCCGTGACTGCCGCCGGTGTGGCTACCACCAGCATGATCGGGGCATAGATGATGAGTGGCACTTCCGAAAGCCAGCACAAAACCATGGTGCCGAGTAGCCGCCGCATCGTTGTGGCGTAACGCTTGTACGCGTCGCGCGCTTCTAACACGGTTTCAAGGTCGTTCATCGTTCCGGCCCCTGTGCTCGGTTTGGCCCCCATTGCCGGTGATCCGCCGGTGACTTGGGCGGCCGGTTGAAATCGGCTGGGCACGGCAACTCTTTCCGCACGATGCCGTACGTGTTTGTCTTTTTTGGAGTGTGGCCGGTGAAGGCGATGCCCCATCGTTCGCGTAGCCGCTGCCAGTCCGGATGCAGGTCGCACGCCCAACATTCGTTTGGTGCGTGGAGAATCCGGGAGTCACAGTGCGGCGCTCGGTCATCGTTCTCGTTCATGTCCCCACCACGATGTCTGTTCCATCCCAATGGAATTCGCTCACTGGCTTGTGCATCTGGCAGACCACGCAATAGGTTGCGCCGTAGAAAGATGGTTGCCGTGCATAGGTTTCCGCTAGGCCAACCGCCATGCGCGTGACGCCTCCGCATACGTTGTGCACGTAGGAGAAGCGCAACTTACGCACAAAACCTTTTGCTCGTTCCTCTTCGGACAGCACCAGGTACACAATGGCCTGATCTGCCGGTTCGTAGTCTGGCCCATGTGTCAGCCGTGGGTCCTTCGGGTCCGTTGTCTCACCCATGTCTACTCATTCCATAAGGGACGGTAGTGAAGTCGGATGCTTTGTAAAAGTGTGTACCGGACTGCCAGCGAGATTGAAATCCGGCGCCGTACGTTTTCCGGTCTGTCTCTTCCCATTCCGCGAGCTGATCAGGGGTTACTACGCACCTCCAGCAATAGCATTTGCCATCCCGAACCATGTATTCGAGATCCCACTTCACGTCGAGAAGTAGGTTCATCCCGTCATAAGGAATACCGGTCATCTAGTGTTGGATCTCCCCATACTTATGCTGTTTCCTATCCGCCTCCCGTGTCTGTCGACGGAAGTGCGCTCGCCATACGCGGTGACGCCACCGCCGGTCAGCTCGGTTCTGTTTCACCCAGCCGGTTCCGGCCCGGTCACGCTCCCATCGGCCCGAACACACAGTGCACTGTTCAACTGGTGCCTTAGAGTCGAATTTGAAAGAACAGACGTGATCATCGTTACTTGGCATTGAATCGATGTCCGTCCTTTTGCGACGTGTACTGTTCCACGAGGTCCGGATGCTCTTGCTTGAGTTTCTTCCAGTCCACTGTGTCTTTCGGAAACTCGGATAGGCGGATGACTTCCTTGCCGTCGATTGTGCCCACGTTGGCCCCGGCCGCTTTGAGCTTGTCCTGTAGGAATTCCTGTAGGCGTTCCTTCGCTGACTTCCAGTCCTGCTCGTTCTTCTTAGCCGACTTGAAACCGTCCACAAAGGCCGCGAGGTCGCCGACATCCGTTGGTACGTCAGCCTTCGGGGGGATGTTCTTCTCTGTCATGACTACGCTCCCGAGTAGTAGCGGGCCACCCAGCGCAGAGCATCGCGCCACGTAAGGGATTCATGGCGTCCGGCACTGGGAAGATAGGTGTACCAAATGTTCTGGTACCGGCACTTCCGCACGAGGGGCCTTCCAACCCAGCCAACGTGTTCGTAGTAGGTCATGATTGTTCTTTCGCTGACGCGATGATCTGCCCGATGATGATCAGCGCTTCGTGCTCTTTGAACCCTTCGCGGACCAGCGACACGTAGATTTCCCGGGTGGCTTTGGCCATCGTGCGAATCTCGGCGCGAGGCTCCATTGAGGACTCGTACTCGTTCACAGTTCCTCCGCGCGGTAGAGCTTCCCGTCTTCGTCTTGGATGATCAGCCCGGCCTTAGCCTGCCCAACCAGCTCGAATACTTGCGGCGTAACGTGCTTCTCTCCGGTGGGAGCCGGGGCAGTCGGGTGATATGTCCACAGTTGACCGGCGACAAGAGTTTCGATGTTGAGCCCGTTACGAGAGCGGAGGTTGCTCATTCCACTTTGGACTTGTTCCTTTTTGAGACCGGTGACTTGAATGATCTCGTTCAGGGTGACATTGATGTTGGGGTGTTCGGACAGGAAGTCAATGATCTTGTCGGCCGTTCGTGGTGCGCCCATTACGCGTAGTCCCTAAGTCGTTGTGTCGTGATGTGCAGTCGTTTGGCGATTTCGTGTTCGGACTCGCCGAACCTGCGCAGGAAAAGGACATCCGCCTGTGCATCCTCACGGGAGTGATGAGATGTCCTGCGGTACAAGGGATACGGTTGCGGCTGCTCTTCGTCGAGATCTTCAATATCGTTCCAGGCCAACGCGGTGACGTAGCCGCGCCGTTCGGCATATCGAAGCTCACGGAAGTAGTAGCCGTCCTTTTTGGCCGGTCGCTTGTCCCATAGCTCATTGAACAGGTCACGGACTTGACGGGCCCTGTACCCGCTGATTTTCGTGAGACGGAACATCTTCCAAGAGTTTCCGCGTGCTACGCCCAGCCGCTCAGCCAGGTACTTTTGCGACCATCCCATGGCTACCAACGCTTCGAGCTTGCGCCGGGTGATCGTGGCGTCCACCATGCCTAGTGCATGGACGTGGTCCAAGCTCAGCGAGACGGACATGATTCGCCGGTAACTGTCGGCGCTGATCTTGTTTGATTCCGAGTAGCGTCCATCGGATGTCCCGTACATGAGGTACCGGAAGGACCAGCGCGACACGCCCGACAACGCAGACAGTTGACGTTGCCCTATTCCGTTGGCCCCAAGGAGGTTCACGTGATCGCGAACTGGCTGGGCGTCCATCCAATTAGGATTGTTGTTGCCGTAGCTCACGGTTCCCACCACCGAACTTTCTTCCCGACCGCTGCGGCGTAAGAGATCTCATTTCGTGTCGACGGGCCGACATATCCGTTGATTGCCACCACGAGGATTTCGTACGACATATCGATCTTTTCGAAATGCAGATCGTCCAGCGCTTTGTGTTCCTCATTGGACAGACCGGATGTCTTGAAGACGAACGGCATGACGACAATGTTCCCGGCGAGTGTTTCGGCTACCGCCGCGAACTGCATTGCTTCCGCGAATTTCATCGATCCGCAGATACACACAACGTTCGTCACGTGAATGCCTTCCTGATCTCCTCGCGGACCACGCTGGTGGCGACGGCCGGGCTCCCGAACTCGTTCACTTGCTCCGAGTGCTCGACGATGTCCAGAACCCGTTGTAGGGCAACGAATGCCTTGCCCGCCACCTCACCGCGCATGGCGATGACGTATCCACCGTCCTGCAAGTCCGGCATGACCTCTTCCCGCGCGTAGTCCCTGATGAGGTTTCGCTCATTCATGGCGTTCCTTCCTAAATGGACGCATGTCCCACAAGCTGATCAGCCGCCGTCGCCATACCGGCCGTTTCTGCGCCCGTTCGAATTGCTTGCGGAACTTCGTGTTCTTGAGCGCTTCGTCAAGGTATTCGTCGAAGTCATCGTGCTCGCTCAAGTAGTCATCCATAGTGGACTCCAATGGTGGTAGGGGGGCAAGCAATCGACGCCCGCCCCCCTACCGTTTATTCAATTAAGTGACTCGCGTGCCCTTCATTCGGGTCACCTCCTCTCAATCAGATGATGAGAAAGAACCCCAGTACACCTATGACGAGACAGATCAGTAGGGCGCGGAGGTCAACGATCTCGTCGTGCCTCATGCGATACCGAACTGAAAATCGGTGGACAGGTCGGCGAGCAAGTCCGGCGCCACATACTCATTCCAGGCGCGCATACCCTGTACGGTGTGCGGATGGAACGGCGCGAACATTCCCCCCTTGGTCCGCAGGAATTCCCGCATTTCGTGCAGTTCGATTTTCGTGAGCGCGTCGAGCACTCGCCGGTAGAGCTGGTTGGGTTCGATGATGTCACCGACCATCAACGCGAATTCGCCGTACGTTTTGATCGGCCGGAGCTTGTCCGCATCGGAGTACGCGCGGTTCGAGTCGTACGCGGGATACGTGATACGCACCCGGATCGTCCCTTCGAATTTCGCCGTGTAATCCGATGCCGTGAATTCCCATTCCGGCTTGTACGAGATTTGGTCGATGAGATCAATTCCCGTTTGGACATCCATTGTGTCACCCTTCCTTTTTAGGTTGCGGCAACCAGTTCTGCCGTATACGCATGGACCAATTCGCGAACGTCGTCGAGGCTGTTTCCGCCGTAGAACAGCACCTCGCCCTGGTCGAACGTGAGTCCCAGTTCCAGCCGTGCGACTTCGCGGATTGAGCGTCCGTCCTTGACGACGTCGGTGGCGTCCACATCCTCATAGCGGAAGTCGAATTCGTGCCCGGCGAGCATGACGGCGGTACCGGCGAAACACGCCACGGTGCCGCACGGGCCCTTCGTTGCCCATTCACCCTGGTTGTATTCGTCCGGGTGCGCATCGATGTGGTCAAGAGTCTTGAACATCAGGGGTGCATTGACCATTGTGGATCGTCCTTTCTTTACACGTTGACGAGAGTCCCGAAAGGAACGCCTTCTACCGTCGGAAGCTCTGCCCCATCGATGATGAGCTTCACGAACAGTTCGAGATCTTCGAGGTTGTTGCCGCCGTAGAAGAGCTGTGAGGCCTGTTCGAATGTGAGGCCCAATTCCACCGTTGCCGCGTACTGGAATCCCAGACCACGGGCCACTTCGGCGAGGTTACGTCCGGCGAGGATCAGCGCCCGGCCCGCGAAGCACGCCGTTGTGGCGCATGCCGTGTCGCCGACCCACGTGCCCTGATTCCATTCGTCGGGGTGATTGCGGATATGCTCCATCGTCTTGTTCATGAGAGGTACGTTGACGCTCATTGTTACTGGTCCTTTCCCATTATCGGGCTTCCTTTGCTTGTGCTAGTAGTTGTTCGAGTGCATCGATGAATATTGCTAGCTCTCCGGCATTGAGCCGGTTTGCCAGCTTCTCCGTTGTGGTCATCCACCCTTCTACTTCTTTCGTTAATGCCGCGCGTGGAACCGTGCAATACGGGTCGTCGACCGGGTCAGTCTTGATCACCCGAACTGGCCCATTTGGGCCACTTAGCGTTCGTCGGACCGTGGTCCGGCCTAGCTTGGTGGCGGCACCGACTTCCCTGGTGGACATGCCCGCATCGGTGAGCTTGCGGACTACTGCGGGCCGGTCCTCTTTGGGTATAGCTGGCACGCTCATGCCGCGAAACTCTGTGTTGAAATAGGCCGCAAAGGTTCGGTAGCCGAGCGCTTTATGCGCCTTTCCTTTGTAGAGCCGTTCGAGCAGTGAGAAGAATTCTTCGCCTACTTGATACGCTTCTTTTGTGAGGGTTCGCGCTTCAGTCTCGCTTAGCATTTTGGGCTCGCGCTCGCCGGTCGTTAATCTTCTTTCCGGTCCCAGGGCTAGGAGTATGCGGATGAGTTTGCCGGTAGATCCGGTCTGCCACGGTTGTCACTTTCATGGGCTTGACCGCGATGAGATCGTCGTCGGTCAACATCACCATGGGCAGTCGTCGAATTGTTTTGCCCGCGTCATAGTCATCTTGAAACTGCACTAGGGCCTTAGGTGTAGCGTAGACATAACGCAAACGTTCCTCGATATTGCTCAGACTGATTGTTTCCCGATTGACACGGATCGATTGCGCTTGCGGGATAGCGGCGTACAAAGCGAGCACCAGTGCGCAATGCCCCATGTCTGACGGTAAGCCCGCCGCGATAAACCTCCGGTCAAGCTTGAACCGAATGGCCTGCACTTTCGTCCTCCTCTGATGGGGTTTTTAAGCGGGGCGGGCCGCATATCCGACGACCCGCCCCTTCCAATGTGTACGGTTTAAGAGACCGTTGCTCGGGTGTGAGCTTCCATTGTTTGCTACCCATGATCGCGCCAACACTTTTAAACGCGTGAATCAGTCTGATGTCTCGCCGTGTCTTGCCATTGGACTACGGGGCCATGAGTGGAGGCCCCGGCAGGATTCGAACCCGCATCCGGCTAAGGGTCGTTCGCGCGTGGTCGATTTGGTGCGCTGTAGCAATGTTGAGTCTTGGACAAGAGCCTGATTGAGTGCCGGTGCCTCTTCCAATTGGGCTACCCGGGCATGTGGTGCCCGGGGCAAGATTCGAACTTGCACTGTCCGGCGGCTACTGAGCTTGAATTTCAATCTGAGTCTGAGTCTGTGTCCATTCCCCTAAGTCCATAGGGGAAGCTTTAGGCGAAGAGGTAATCGAAGAACTGCTGTCCGATGTGGACGTCCGTAACTTCGATCGAGTTTGCCTCTTCGCGCGCCATGGTGACCGCTTGCTGTAGCCGCTCGACACGGCCCAATAGCTCAGCCACGCGGGACGCTGGGAGCGCGCCGGAGAACTTGACGATGGTCCACGTACCCGCGAGGACATCCTCGTACCACATGTCCACTTGGGCCGGATGCTTGTCCGTCGCCGGTGCGCGCACGTGGTTTCTGGGCACCTTCTTTGTCCGGGTGGTTTGCGTCGGCACGGTGGCGTACGCGTTGACGGACTCGCTGAATACCCACTCTTCGGACGGGTCCAATGTGGGCAGTTTGCGAATGAACGTCATCAGGTCGTCAAGCTTCTTTTCGAGGAAGATCAGCACAACAACCGGCACGTCAGGCAATAGTGTGTCGCCGTCGACAATGACACTTGCGCGAGCGTTCGTGTTTGCGTTTTCCAGCGTGGCCACCACGTCAAACATTCGCGTCAGACGTGTAGTGACGGTCTTGATCACTTCGTCCGTACGAATTTGTACGCGAGTGGATTCCGGGGGGAGCTTGTCTCCCTCTTCGTCGACCGGGGCGTACACACGGGACAGTCCTGAAAGGAGCTGTGTCTTTTGAAGCTCGTGGTACCCCTTGGTCAGTGACGCTTCGCCCTGGCCTTTGGCGTCCTTCGCCAATGCGATGATCTGATTAAGCCGAGTCATAAAATCCTCCTATTCGCGTGGCACTGCCGGGAATCGAACCCGGTGCGGATGCAATGATCCGTCTTATGCGCGTCCAGTGCCCGCGAAACGGGCCGACCTTAGTCGACATTGATCGACCCGTTCCGCGTTAACCTCGCATGGCGCATAGGTAAGCGGGCCGCCCTATATCGGGGGTGCGCTTCATGCGAGGGGTGGTGCTGTGTCTGCCGGTAAAAGCTTTCCCGCGCGACAGACCGGTGATCAGTCCACTAGCGACAACTGCGCCTGATCGTGCTCGACGATGCGCGCCGCAAGTTCCTTGCCAGAACCAGAAACCTTGAGCCCTCGGTCCTTGGCCATTTCCTTGAGCGTCGCGACCTTGTTGCCCTCCCAAAGAGTCTTCACGGGATCGACGTTCTCGCCGACGAAGCGGGCCCACACCAGCCCCCCGCCGTTGCCATCGGTCCGGGCCTCTGCCTCATACGATCCAGCCGGTTCGAACGCACGCGAGCGCCCCTTGTTGATCCGGTGCGCGAGGGCTGACGCTTGGGGAAGCTTCTCCGCCGATGCGATGCGGGCCCACTCCTGGGGGTGTGCGGCCAGTACTTCGGCTACCTGTAGCCACTCTTCGGAAACCTGCGCACCGCCGGACGTGACGAATTCCTTTTCCGGCGGGGTTTCCCAGTTCAGTTCCGATGCGACAGTGAGCGCCATGCTTGAACATCTCCTAGTTTCTTGAACGGACCTTTGACGCTACCAATCGGTCCCGTACTCTTTCAGGATCGTTTCCGCGTAGGACACTGCCTCATCTAAGGAATCCTTGATCAGAGCCTCATACTGCGCGAAAGTCTTGTCAGCGCGCACGATGCTGATCTTTTCGGCCGCGTCGCGAAGCTGTGTTGCCGCTTGATCGGCGAGTCTGACGACGTCCGGCCGGGTGTCCTTTATGGGCTCTGGGATGGATTCGACGAACGTGCCATCGATGATGATCGACGGTTCTTTCGCGCCCTGGGCCTTATTCGCGTGCGTCTTCCCGTCAAGTCCGGGCGCGTCGGCAATTGGTCCCAAATGAGACTTAGCCTGGTCTCGGATCACCGTGTTCTTGTGTACCCCTACGGCCGCCGCAATGACCCGCTGAGAGAGTCCCGCTTCCGTCAGGGTGGCTACCACCTCCCGGCGAGATTCGCGCGGTAGGCGCAAATAGGCCCCGTGAAATTCGCCTTTGCAGTAGTCATCCCACGAGTCATAACCGAGGGCCCGATCGGCCCGGCCGTAGTACGCTTCTTTGATCTTCGTCCACGCGGAATCCAAATGGCCGTAGATTGAGGCTGTTAGCTCGCGTGCCTCATTCTCGGTTAGTTCCCTCGGTTCGATGTCAGTCACTAGATCACCCCCGGGCGACATCGCACAATCACGTTGGCCTCATCTTCCCAATCGCGGTAATCGTTAATCGTCCGCGTTAGCCGTGCACGATGGTCTACGATTTCCGCCACTGTGTAGAGCACGCCGTGGTGGGCGCCGGTGACGACTTCTACGATGTCACCCGGTTGCGGATGGAATCGTGGTAGCAGCATTCCGATCAATCCTCATAGGTGCAAAACCCTTCGAGAATTTCCGCGAGTCGATTGCCCACGTGATCGGTAAGCGGCTGACGGGTTGTCTCCTGTTCGTTCACGATAATGTCTCCCAGCACTGCTACCGGGATCAAAAGGCTTTTTGTCGAACCACGCTGAATACGAAAGCCGTGCATGTATTCGGCGCGTTTGTCATTCGGGTTTGCGACCATTCATCCACCTCATCGCGTCCACCCGTTGGACCAAGATCTTTGTTCCGGGTCGGCTCTGAGCGCACTTGCACCCGTACCGGCCGTCCGATCGCTGGTACTCCACGCATGCCCGCCGGACCGTTTCGTACGACCTACGGGCATAGCTGGCCGTCTCCCGGAGGGTCATCCAAGGGGACGCGTCAGTCGGGTCAGCCGCTGGGCCGTTGCCCTGCTCCGTCACCGCCGTGACCTGGTATGCGTCCGTTGTCATAGCCTCACGGTAGGCTTAAACCGGGGAACTTTGGCATACTCTGGCGGTCACGATCAGGTAACGTAACCCGGTGACCTGCTAGTTCTGGCGAACTTTGGCGGACTTTGGCGTACGGTGATGGTATAGGCAGGAAGATCGAGGGACGATCGGAGGAAAAGATCATGAACGATCAAGCGGCAACCCGGCCCGGACCCCGTCAGCACGCCGCGTCCAAACGTGGTCCTAAGCCATTGCAGGCAAGCGAAGAGGGATGGCGGGAACTGGCAACACGCGTGCGGTACGAGATTGTGCATCAGTTCAAGTGCGATTCCATCCGCGACTTCTCAGCGACAACGGGTTTCCCTGAACGTACGCTCGCACGCGTACTGAATTTCGATCCCGAACGGGATCAGCCCGTGGGAATTAACACGCTTCTTCGATTGGAGAAATTGCTTAAGTGGCCAGCGGGTACGGCAATGCGACACTTGCAGGGCCCGCCGGATGAAAAGCCAACGCTGAAAGGTGAGAACGAAAAGAAGCTTTGGGCAGCATTGAACACGGAGGAGACAGCATTTCTTACCGCCCGTGATCGTGCGGCCTTTCTTGGAATCTTCCGAACACATCAAAGGGAGCGGGGAAGCAATGAACAAAGTGGCTAACATCGAAGTCACGTGCATGGCAGTGATCACAGGGATTGCCCTCGGGATTATGCATTACCGAATCCGGCGGCTGGAATCAGTCTTGCACGCTCAGAGCATGGCGGCCGGTATGCACGCCGTCGCCGACGCGGACGCGCGGGAACGTCGTTCGTACTTATCGATTGTGTAGAAAGGATAGGACAATGGCATACGCACTCAAGTCGGATGCGAAGCACCCGGATCACAACGGTGTCCGCAAGTTCAAGTTCAAGGGTATGTATCGCGATTCGAGTGGGCGGCTGCTCTCCGTCAAGGATGCCGACGACAAAGTTGTTTGGTATTGGAGCAAGGGTGCCGCCCAGTCTGCCGCGAATGAAGCGGAAGTGAAAGCCCGGCGCGCGGCCCCCACCGTCGCCACCACGTCAGGGGATATCACCTATGGCGAGTGGTTCGAGCGCACCTCGGACGGCAACCGTCACCCGTTCACCGATGATGACTACGCGGAACTGGGCATCATGAACAATTTCGTTCTTCCGAAATGGGGTGACAAGCGACTCGCATCGATCACGACCAAAGCTGTCAAGGACTGGATTCGGGACGATTTGATCCCGGGCCGTTCCGCATCCTACGCGAACAAGATCTATTACGCGTTCAAGGTGTGGATCAACCTTGCGGTTGAGAGTGAAGTCCTGACAGCAACGCCGTGCACGGCAAAGATGGGACTGCCGAGAGTCTACGCAAAGTCTCAGTCGTATTTCGAGCCATCGGATATCGAACTGTACCGCGAACTCGGATTCCGGGAAGACTACCTCCGAGTGGTTGAGTTTGCCGTGGAAACCGGAATGCGGCCCGGCGAGCAAGCGGGATTGCATGAGAAGTCGGTAGAAGCCTCGCGCGGTTGGGTGCGCGTCGCCGACGTGCTCGTGTTCGGGAAGATGTCCATCCGGTCGCACCCGAAGGACAAGGAACCCCGGCTCGTTCCGCTCACCCACCGCGCGGTTGAGATCATCAAAGAGGCAATCGGTGATCGTGACCTGATGAGCGGTTGCGGACTGCCCCACTTCGATGGAAGCGAATGCGCCAGTGAGTTGATCTTCCGCACGAAGCTCGGCAAGGTGATCAAGGCGCGCAACGTGTCAACGGCCCTGCGGACGTTCCAGGAGCAACACAACCTGCCGCGTAAGTCTTCGTACTCGGCACGGCGAGCGTTCGTGACGTGGGCACTGGAATACGGCCTTGACCCGGCCACGGTGCAAAAGATCGTCGGCCACGCCAAGTTCGGTCAGACCTTGGATTACTTCCAGGTCGGCCCGGCCGCGCGCAACCGGCTGGAAGAGGTTCGGGCATCGGCCAACCGGCCATCGGCCACCGTATCCGGAACCGTAGCGAAATCCGTAGCGGAGCGATCTGGGAGGATGCAGGAAGACGTTGCCAGCGACCGTGATCAACATGCCGCGTGAGCAGGGGAAACAGTGGAAAATTCGGGAGGATGCCGACAGAGGCAGGAAAAGACGTTTCCGCAGGTCACGCCAAACGTCTTGAATGAGTCATTCAGGGCTGATTGTGGCCGTGAGCTGGGAATCCTCTGAGATCAAATAGCAGAACCGTAGCGAGACCGCTAGCCGAGACGGCCCCCCTTCCAGCAACGGACGGGGGGCCGTTCTCACGCGTTACGGATCTTGAGCGGGCCCGCCGCCAGGCAAAGGAGAACTGCACACGCTAGCGGCGGGCCCTGACTTCCGGGTTGAACGGAAGACTCGCGAAGAGTACGCCCTCGGTCCGACTGCAATCAGACCGGGGGCTACCTGGGCTACCCGCCATGACGGAGGCAGCAAGATGCTAGCCCATGCGGGCATGCCGGACCAACCTGCCGCGTGCGCCAGAGGGGCAACCAGGGGGCAGCAACGGGCAAAGGTGCCCCGACCCATCAGGACCCGCCTTATTGGATCTTGGCGACTACCGCCGGACACAGGAAGCGAATCCGATAGACGTATGTCGGGATACCGGCGTCCCGTGCTTGGGCTATCGCGTCCCACGTGCCCGGCGAACGGCCGTCCCATGGGAAAGCAATCAGCATGTCCGGCATTTGCGCCACGAGTAGGCCGTTGCGTACGTGCCCGGCGCGGCCTCCCAGCATGTCCCAGCGGGCGCTAATCCCGGCGACTGGGCCTAGACCATGGGACTCCCAGTACTGCACAGCCATGGCGTCCGCACCTTTGGCGTTGCCCTGCCACAACTGACATTGCGCCGGAAGATGAACGGCGAACGCGGCGGCCATGTCGTCATGGTGATTGCGCGCTGGTCCGCAGGTGTGGCCCCCGGGATGGTCGCATCTTCCGAGGTACCGACTCCCGGAGACCATGATCTTTGCCAGCATGGCGGACAGGGTACATGACCGGGCCGATCGGAGCACTGACGGATCTTGATCAGGCCGGTACCATGGTCGTGTGCCCAACCAGCCACGCAACCGAGCAGGAGACAGCCCCACGAGCGGAAAAGAAAACGATCACAAGACAAAGAGTCCATCCGACAACAACCAGAAACCACCGGCTCACCCACAACCGCAACCGAAACCGCCATGGCGATAGGAGGGAAAGCACATGACACGAGACAAGCGAAGCTGTCTGGTCGGCGGCAAGTCGGGACTGCTCCCGATCACGCGGGATGGCATAGGTGGCTGGCCACCACTACAGCCGCACGGCCAAAGGTATCCCGGTGCGCCATGGACGACCTACCGCGTCAAGCGCCAGAGGCAAAGTGAGGACTGACAAACAGAAACGGCCCTCCTGATTGCTCGCGTAACCAGGGGGGCCGTTCCTTTTGGGATGCTCCCCAAGCGTGCCGACGTCCGGGAGCATCCCCGGCAATAGCCATCCACCCACTGTCACGCGAGAGTTTGCGGTTACTGCCGAGCTTAGCTTACACCACCGCTCCCTCTTTGGACGGTTGCGACCAGTGCGACTTACGCCAGTCGTAGAACTGGAATCCGGCCACGACGATCATCAAAGGTTGAACCCACCGGAACCCGGAAAAGCCGGAGAGAATCCCGAAGAGCAAGAACACGCTTTGACCGATCACCAGTACCGCCCAACCGGCGCCTTGAATCTGCCGGGCGCGATTCGCACTGACCCGACGTGCCAGGAACGGGCCGGTGAGAGAAGCGGAAAGCGGATTACAGAGACCAATCACAATAGACAACACATCGAGCACGTCGGGATTCGACATGGGTTCAACCTCACTTTCACAACAACGGGAAAACTAACCCCCTGTCAATTCCCCCTTGCGCCAATCGTTGCGGTCTCGCATTGTCATATGTGCACTGACATGCATGTGCACTTTGCCGTAGGACACTTCGAAATGGTCCGCAACTTGACGCACGCTCGAACCCTTGGCGTACATGGCCACCATGGCATCGATCAACTCTTGCGACGGCCACGGACGTGGCATCGGTCTACTCAGCTCCCCATCTGCGGCGCGATCATGGGTGCGGCTACCACCGCGTGCGAAATGGCGCCGAGCTTGAGCATGAGATCTGCCACGCGCTGAATTCGACTGGCATCCGCGTTGGTGTGGTACGACGGAAGCGTCATCAGGTCGGCATCATCGGGCTTGACTTTGCTGTACTTGATACAGACCGCGTTGACCTTCGTGCGGTCGCCAATAGCAGCGGCTACACCCTTGGTCATGGCACGCTGGAATGAGGCGAGAACCTTCGGGTTGGCCTGCACCCACTTACGCGTGGCGACGTACCCGGTAATGGGGAAATTGTCCGTCCCACCGGTGGCCACGTCGATGATCGGGGTTGCGCCGATCTCCCGGGCAGCGATGTGGATAAACGGTTCCGGCTGATAAATCGCGTCGACCTGATTGTTCTTGAGCGCCGCCATCATATCCGGCAACCCGAGATACAGGAATTTCACCGTTGCCGGGTCAACGCCATGGTCGATCAGAACCGATTTAACGAGGACTGCCGACGTCGAGACAGCGGAGGTGACCGCGACGCGATGATCTTTCAGGTCTTCGATGTGCTTGACCGGCGAATTGGGCGACGTGAGAATCGCATTACTCTTCGGACTCGCTGAAGTCGCATCGGCAACGATCTGGAGATCAGCAGCACCGGCGGCAGCATTCGCGAAATACACCGGGTACGTGGTGAGTGCAATAGACGACTCGCCACTGATTACCTTAGCTTGCGAAACGTCCCCGGTTTTCGCAACGTCGAAATCGACGTCCAGACCTTCGGCCGCGAAAATGCCATCGTCCTTCGCAATCCAGAACGGTGCAAGATCGGCACTATTCAGGATCGACACATGAAGCTTTTGCAGCGGCCCGCTTGACGTGTTGTCGGGGCTACCGAGCGCACTGCACCCGGTGGTGGCCAGCAAGAGGGCCATGAACGCGATACCTATGCGCCGGAACAAGTGGGGACCTTTCCTCAAGCGAAGACGAATTATTTGGATTGCGGAATCTGCGTGGCGTGTTCTTCTTGCCACGCCACTACTGCCGCTTTGTCTCTTTCGATGAATTCCAGGTGCTCCGCCGGGCTTCCCGCGTTGACGCAAATCGAATGGTACGCATCGAGCAACGCGGGCAACGTGGCATCCTGCGCACGGAACACGATCACCGGTTCATCGTCACCGATGGTGCCCCGTTCGCATGTAACCCGCCCGTACTTCGTGTCTCGTGCCACGGTCTCTCCTGGTAGGTAGCAAATGGACGGACCCCCCGCCCGGGGGAGAACCGCGAACGGCTTGATATGGCGGGGGGCCCTGACTCGTCGAGCTGGTCTCATCCGGGACCGGCCCGGTGGTCAACTGTCGGAGCTAGCGGCACCCTACACCCGTGTGTCAAGTGGTCACCCTCTGTGCACCTATTTGGTTGGTCCGGTACGGCCATCTGGACGTGGCTTCCACCATGGTCATCCGCGACCCTGTGGGGCAATGCCTGGGCGTATGGGCCGACGCGCCTACGGGGCAACCAGGGGCCAGCAACGGGCATCCGTACAGAGATGGTCCACCGAAAACACGGCCAGCGGGCCCCGGTCGGCTCGGCGAGCGCTACGATCGGGCCAGAACCGGGAGGGTGATCGTTTGCTGCACACCGTCAACGACACCGCAATGATTGTGACTCTCGCCGCCATGACGGGATGGTTTGCGGGGATTTACGCACAAATCCTTACCAAGGGGAAAAGGGATAAGGGGTTTTACTGGCGAAACATATGCGTGGTCCTCGTGTTTAACTGGGCGTTCAACGTAGTGATGTTTACGATGTTCTATGTTGTGGACGGCACGCTGCCACAGTGGAATAACTGGGCGATAGAAATTGGCTTCACCCTCGCGTTTATCGTGTTCGCGTGGTATATCAACCCCAACCGGCGCCGCAATAAGAAGCGGTAAAACGAAAGCCCCTCGCTTGGCTGGTATACGGCGCTGGCCAAACGAGGGGCTTTCATACGGTTACTGCTGCGCGACGGCCGCTGACAGGAACGCGTCGAACGAGGCACGCGGAAGGACCAGCTTCGGCCCACGGTGCTTCGTGTCCTGGATCAGGCCCATCTCCGCGTTGTCCGCGATTTCCACGCAGTCGGCTTGGCCACCACTGTGGCGTGACTTGCGCCAGTTCGCCGGATATACCGAAGCGCTCATAACTTTTCCAACTCCCTTATCTTTTCCAACATGAACCCGCGAGACTCTTCGGGGCTCATGGCCAGTGGACGCACCCGATCGATTGATGCGCGATATACTCCATCAACATCAGCCGGGTCATTGAAAAACACCATGACCTTACGTAGCTCCAAAAATGCAACGGCTGAATCTTCGGAAAACTCATAGATGCTGAATGGGCCGTACTGTGCATCGGACCAGCCAATGTGTAGCGGAACAATTTGAATGTTGACGTGTGGCGAGTCGTACAGGTGTCTGATTTGCGCGAGGGTCGCGGCCACTGAGCCAACCGGACGAAGTAGTACAGCTTCGTCCAAAAGAATGTCAAATTCAAGATCGGTGCGCTCACGTGCCATTGAAGCACGCCCCATCCGCTCAGCGACACGCGAACTGATTTCATCCTCGGGTACGCCATCCCGACGCATCACAAAACTTGCATATTCGGATGTCTGCGCCAAAGCGGGAACGCCACCCGATGCCATTATCGTAATTCGTGATGCGCGCTGTTCTGCCCGAAGCAATGCGCCGATAACCGATGCCCGGTCGGTGGTGGCCCCCAGGGTGCCCCAGACTGGGTCGAATGTTGAACTGTTCCGCACCTTGAACACTTCGATTTGTTCGGGTGTCGCGCCGCATTCGGTGAGGTACATAGCTAAGTGGGTGTCATCCGGCTTTCGCGCGCCGCTTTCCCAGCGGTTCACGGTCGACTTGTCAACCTGTAGCCGATTCGCCATTTGCAGAATAGAGATGCCCGCTGCCTTGCGCTTCGCTGCCAGCTCTTGCCCGAAGTAGCTGCTCTGCACCGTCACCATGAGACCGATCATAGGGCATGGCCTGGTCACCGTCGCCCCTTGCTTCCAACACTGGGAGTGATCACAAGATCACCCGGATGGGCGCTTGTGTGCCAGCGGTGCCAGGCGAGACGGTTGACCTGGCACAACTGGCAACGCAGTGATGCGGCCAGCGATGCAGGAAGGCGTCACCCATCATGCCGTACGCGACCGGCCAGCGGGCGGCCAACACGATCGGAGCTGGTCCTGTGGGACTCCCGTTCAGTCGCCGGGCTCGACACGCCAGGCGCACCACCAGGGCCGAGAGGCGCCGTGCCGCCCAAGTCAAGGCGGATGCCGAGCTGGCCAGGGTCGAAGCGCGGAAGGTCCGAATGGCCAACCAGGCCGCCGCCATCGAAGCGGCAATCCTCGCGGGACACGCGGAGATCGATAACAGGATGACAGCGGACACGGCAGTCATCCCCCGGGTCACGGACTACGGTGATCCACCACGGCTCACCCGGCCGTACCTGCGGGAACGGCGGCCGGAAGTCCTACGGCACATGCAAGCGCACCGAACACAATAGAAAACGCCACATGGCGAGGCGCCCTGTCCATCCTCGGACGCCTCGCCATGTCCCATTTCCGGGGGCAGTCATGAAAGTTACGAAGACGATTGCGGACATCCCGCGTGAGCTTGAGCGTGGCTGGTGGGTAGTCTGGCGCCATGAATTGGCGGATAGGAACAACATCACTCCCGAGGAATGGCGAACACGCTTACGGGTTGCATGCGAAGACGCGGGGGTCGACTGTGTTATTCAAATCTTGCCGAAGCAAGATCTCACAGTCGTCTGGAATCGAGCTAAAGAACCACCGTTCGAAGAGGTACAAGAATCAATTGAACGGGTATTAAATCTACGGTGGCGTGAAGTCAACTAAAGGGGTGGAAGCAATTACTTGGCTTGAGCTGTTCTTGCAGGCGCTAGCGGATGCGGCCGGTATCGACCTTCGTGCGTATGAGCGGCCAGAAGAGGAACCGTGCACCCCGGAGAATGGGTTGAACTAAATGACTGACAAGAAATGGCCCACGATCCCCGGCATCGCCGACGAATACAATGAGGGTGCCGGACTCGCGAAGCTTGCGAAAAGGTATTCGATGGATCCCAAAGACATTCGGGCTATGCTTGTAGATTTGGGGGTCACCATTCGAAAACCTGGTACGCAAAAGCCGATGACACCCGAACTTATCGAGACAATCAAAACCAAATACAAAAATGCAGGCATTATACCCATCGCCGATGAGCTTGGCATTGATCGGGCTCGTGTGCGTGAAGTGCTCAACAATGACCCGGAAATCACCATTCGGAAAAGAGGTCGACCTAAAAGTATTCCATTGGTAGAGGTTCTCTTTGATCAGGAAACCAGAGATCTCGTCGTCGACATGTACACAAAGCAAAAGCTCAGCTTTCGACAAATTGCAGATTCGGCGCGATCACTGGATCTTGAACATGAACTGACGGAGTCACGAGTAAAAACAATTCTCAAGCTAGCCCGACAAGAGGGTAAATGAGCCCAGCGAAAACACCAGCCCCGCCGGGCCTTGCCGATGAATACCGGGCAGGTGCGTCAACGGCTGAACTAGCCGAGAAGTACGGAACGAGCCCGCCAACCATTGCGCGCATGCTTGAGGATCTAGGCGTGTCACGGCGCCCAGCCGAGGCACGCAACTACGCGGACGCCAAGATACCGTTCCCGCCCAACCTCGCCAAAGACTACGCCGCTGGCATGTCGGCGGCCAAGTTGGCAACCATGCACGGAGTCAGCGCGCCAACCATCGGGCGAATGCTAGACGAATTAGGGGTGGAGAAACGTAAGATTAAGAGAGACGGAAAAGTCCCCGAAGGGTTTGCCGAGGACTACAAGAATGGGGTGACCTATAAGGAACTTATAGCGAAATACGGCTACGGTGCCCCGACAATCAGGCGAATGGCCAACGAATTGAAATTGAAGCATCGGAGAGTGAACTGAGTCCGGCGAAAATGCCAACGCCGCCCGGCCTTGCCGACGAATATAGTGCGGGGGCTACCGTGCAGGAATTAGCTGACAGGTATGACGTAAGTAGGCCAACCATGACGCGCATGCTCGATGAGGAAGGCGTACCACGACGCTCTAGGGGGGACGCTGTCTATTACGAACGAATGCCCTTCCCGCCTGGTCTAGCCAATGATTACGTCAAGAATAGCATGTCAATCATTCAACTGTCTGAAAAGCACGGAATTAGCGAAACCACTATCGGGCGAATGCTAGAAGAGTTAAACGTTAAACGTCGGCCAAAGAAGGAAAAGATTAAATACCCGCCTAACCTTGTCAGCGACTACCGTAGCGGGATGACTACAGTTGAGCTAGGTGCGACGCATGGGATTAGCCCAAAAACCATCGGGCGAATGCTTGAAAGGCTAGGTGTCGAACGTCGTCCAGGGGGAAACCGGAAGAAGTGAAGACGACGGGGACTAGGCCCCTGCCACGCGTTCGGCCGGGCGCGGTATTGCACCGGCTGTATCAAAGGGACCTATCAATCTATGAGATCATGGCAATTTATAATGTCAGCTATAGGGCGGCTCGACAACTGCTCATAGGGGATGGTTGTCAAATGCGCCCGCAGGAAAGGCAAAAGGTTTTACCGGCGACTCCGGGAATGATTGCCGCATACGCAGATAATCTCAGCATCCGCGAAGTCGCCGAAACATGGGGGCTCACATACAACGGAACACGGAATGCGCTCCTTCGAGCTAAAGTGGAATTACGGCCGCGAGGTGCCGGTTACGATACGCCTACCACAGAGGTTTATGCACGTCACACCCTTATGGCAAAACGCGAGCGGGCGGCTGGATTAATTGGCCGGATGCGGTGAACGACGACGACGAAACCGGGGGATCACGGTTCACATCTGAGCAGGTAGCGGAAATGGTCACCGATCGAAACAAACTCGGGATGACCTACCGCGCTATTGCGGAAAAGCATGGCACCGTTCCGAGCTGGGTATATGAACTGATCGGCGATAAAAGCACGGCACCTCTAACTCATGACAGGAATCCTATCCCATATTCTAAACTTGCGGAAATGATCGGCCAGTACATGAGCGGAGTGAATCTACGCGAGCTATGCGCGGACAGCGGCTACTCGTACGGGAAGGTATATCGACACTTGGCACCACTGGTGGACTTTAGGCCACGAGGAAAGTCCGCAAAATAGAAATGCCCCCGACCGCTCAGCCGTAGCCAAATGGTCGGGGGCATTCCCTATTTACGTGTGCTCTCACCGAACATCTTTTCGAGCTGTTTCCGGTACGTGTCCATGATGAACAGGCACTGGGGGCACACCAGCTCTTTGACGGCGCCCTCGGGATCTTCGCCGGGCTTGAGTATCCGGCCGGTCGCCGGGTTGACCATCACCGTGTCCACAGTGTCCGGGTCGTACGTGAACGCATGCCTGCCCGAGTAGCACCGCCCGATGGCTTTCATGCGGACACCAGCGCGCTTTCAATGTGCCGCTGGTATTCCTGCTCGGCCAGATAGCGAGAGGTGATGTTCGCGCCGTCCAGCTCGCCGCACGCGCACGTAGCCTTGAACGTGTCCATACCGGCAAGGTTTGATTGACTGATGATCATCCCGTGCGCCTTGCTGGTGGTGGCCGGTTCGGCGGGTAACTTGGCCCCCACCTTCGGACGGCCGGGGTGAGCGTTTTTAGCCGGTTCACCGTTTCGCTTGTTCACGCATTGGATACCGGTGCCGACCTCGCACGTTTTACACGGGCCATACTCGGCCCACTTGCTTGCCATTTCCTTTTCCTCTCTTAGCTGAGTGGTCATGCGTAGTAAATACGCCGCCGGATCTTCGTCCGGCAACCTGTCGCTCAACTGATTGTGCGTTTCTATTTGCTTATCTGCCTCGGAAACGAAATGTGCATACACCTCTCGCCAGTCGGCATTGTCGAGTGACCAGCCCCGCAGTTCTGATTTGTCGGCTAGCCATCGTCGAGCGTCCGTTTGAAAACTTTCCAGGCTTACAAGCGAGAGACGTTCCCAGACTTTGTGAAGATAGTAATCCGGGTGGTCATGTTCCAGGTTCCGGATCACTATGTTTGTCGCTCTTTTGTGCGTCATCGGCTAACCAGCCTTTTAATTTCAACCACTCACTTTCAGGAAGTATACCGTGAAGCTTTACGAAATGATTTGGTACGTCCGCCTGCTCTCCCTCGTTTGGAATGTGGACGTGACTGTAGAAGTAAAGCTTCCGCAGTAGACCGGCCAGTTCGCCGTCAGTCATCTACCATTCCTCTTCTCAACTGCATTCGCTATGGGCACCATAATTAGCATGATGCCCAATCCGATGAAGAACCATTTTGCGTCACTGACGATTGCCGAAACGATGATGCCCACACCAACGGGGATCACCAGACTAGCCACCATGGCGGGACTCGCTTGCTTACCGTTCATCCTTGTTTCCTTCCTAAGCGGCTCTGAGTTGGCCGCTGGCCGCCTAGCGGATGTTCCGCGCCTGGCCACACCCGCCCAGCGTACCCCTGCGTTAGCAGCCAGCTCAGAGCCTAGGCACGCGCCGTTGTCGGGGGCCCGTTCGCGTGCCGTGCTTCGGGCGTAGGACTCGAACCTACTCTGACGGAACCAAAATCCGCCGTGCTGCCAATTACACTAGCCCGAAATCCTTATCTTTTCTCTGCGTAGAAAACGAACGCCCGGCCCGGCACCATCACCATAAGCCCCCAGTCACCATTATCAGAAATAAGCTCAAAGTCGATGAGCTGTTTCTGCGGAGACTTCACGGTGTAGAACACGAGCTTGCTGATGTTGATTTCGAAGCCTCGGACGCCGCCTCTAGACAAGCTTTCAAACGGTAGTATTTTGCAGAGCCACACCCACCCTTTCAAAAGCAGCTCTCTTACGGGTCCTTTCATATCTCCTCATCCCGGGGTGCCGGAATGCAATACGCGTACGGTCCTTTTCCCACTTCGTTCGCCCACACCTTATGCAATTCAAGGTGCGGACGGCCCCCCTCGTAATACACCCGGACATGCTCCTTTCCGCACTCCGGGCATTTCACTTCGTAGGTTCCGTCCTCATGCTTCACTACGGGGGATCGACGTCGCCCAAACAAATAGGTACGACTCGACCAAACGACGTCCTGCAATCCAACCCCCAAGGTTTGAATTACCTAGTCAGTCTGAGATGGTGGCTTGTACCGCTTGGCCGATGTTGTCCCTGAAACGGATCAGAGATTCCCTTTCCGTCCGGAGACGGCGGTTCTCATCTTCCAGGTCGGCCACGACCTCCCGAACCGTTTCGAATGCCTTTTCGAGCCGGTCAGCGTACGAGTCGCCCGGTACGGCCTGTTCGGTGAGCGGCAGCACTTCGACGACCTTGCCGTTATTCGCCGGGGGCGCGGCCGGGGCATCCTTCCAGTCGGTTGGGGTCTCGACGGGCGCGGGCATGGTTTCCTCGGCCGGAGTGGCATCCTGCGGCTCTTCGAACGTGTCGGCCACCCACCATTCGGGTTGCACATGCTTGCCGCGTCCGGGGCTCACGAGAACCGTGGAACCGTGGGCCCGAAGGTGCTTGACGATCTGGCCCCGCGCCGAATTCACTTCCTTGTCGGGAAGATCCCACACCTGCCGGATTGCCTGAACAACTCCCGTGCCAATGTGGTACCCCTTTCGGCCACCGAGGTATTCCGGCTGGGCGGTGTCGGGCACACTGTTCCGCATGACACACCAGACGACTTCCGCAGATTCACGGTAGTTGTCTTTCGGGTGTTTACTCGGTTTGAATCCGATTTCGGCCTCGATCGACGCGTAAGAAATCCTTTTCGCCATTGCTACTTCCTCCGTTGATCTTTCTGATTACTTCTCTGAGTTGATCCGAGATATCGTCCATCCGATCACGACACTCCGAATCACCTCCGTATTCCTCGTATGCTTCGATTGCGGCACTCAATTGGCCTACGGAACGTTCCAGGTGGAGAAGTACTCGACTGACGCTCATGATCGTTCGCCTATCGCTTGCGGGGTCCGGGCAAGCAAAAGTTTAGACTTCCAGGAAGTGCGCGCGTTCCGTCACCAGTCCACCGAGTTTCCAGCGGCCAGAGACAAGTACCACGCTATTGGGAACGACGAACGGGCGAACCTGCGCAGCTTGGTCCGCGTTGTCGAGACCGATTACCATTCGTCCACGCCACTGAACGCATGCCCTATACAGGTTGACGCGTTCGACGAACGTTCGCGGCCGGTTAATCGTGTCGAGAGCCCGCAGGCACTGGGCCATGATGGCGCGCAAGTCGACGCCGCCCGTTATCCGGTAGGCGTTTAAGTCAACCGCGAGATATCCACCAATGAATTCAGTCCTATGGGCTTCCACCCACCGACGGGCGAGACCGTTCGAATGTACTCCGCTCAAAACAACGACCGGTGCACCGGTGGCGACAGCTTCGCTGATTCTGTCCAATCTAGACCTCCCCGCTAATTTTGACGATCACGAAATCTTCCAGCCCGAACCTTCGGGCAATATCGAAGATCTCGTGAACGGCCGACATTGTCTGATTCACTAGGTGTTCGGGATCATCATCGAATCGAAATGTTCGTTCGTATGTCCTGGGGGCTACCTTCCGAAATCCTTGCGCTCCGGTCCGATACTTGAGTGACGCTTCCCGGGGCAATATTTGGGGGGTCCTGAACGTGATGCTAATTTGCATCAGTTGTCGCGTCCGCACATGGTCGACTCCCTTCTATCTAGAATGTCAACAGACTTACCATTGTCCGACATTCATTCTCGTAGTCCCACGGTCGATATCGCGAGGGCGCGAGCTTGCGCAATACGGTCGCTGGGAAAACATCGAATTCCAGTTGCGGGTAACGCGCACTCAATTCAGCCACCCAGCGACACGCTTCCTGTTCATCCTCGGTTCGCGCATTCGACGCCGCCCACCACTTTGCACCCCGTGGCCCCCTGACTACGATTTCGTACATAGTCACGTTTCCAGCTCCCTGAATAGGTGTTGTAATGCCTCCCGTTTCCTTAGGGTTCCACTTTCAAAAATCCATCGGCCGGTTACGCCCTTGCCCGAGGTAACAATCACATAAGTGAACACCGCGAGTAAAACACTATCGTCGCCCCAAAGTCGAGCTATTGTCGCGTCGCGGTGGGCGTACGCCGATGTGGTGATATCCGATTCCTCGGTTAACCATTGCCAATACACAAATCAACCCCTCCCCGTTTACGCTATTCAGTAAGCGTCGGGCCGTATGCTTGGGGCCAACTTGTCCCAACCACATTTGGTCACTCTGGCCTGGTGGCGTGCCCCCGAGGGAGCCTTCCATTGCCTTGCCGCGTGTGCCCTAGCTCTTGTGCCGGGTTCGGACCGGCCGTGAACGTTTCACCGTACGCCTGATGTCATGTGACCGCCCAACCAGTAGTGTCACAACCAGGTAACTAACCGCAATGGCAATGCCCCGAATGGCGGAACGTGTCGACATGTCCCCATACGCACGGTAGTTACCTCTTGCTGTTCACTCGCCGGATCAGCCCACGCGACGCCCCGGATACCCGCTCAATGTGCCGCTCGCGCATACCCGCTGCGCATGCACGCCGGATCGTGTCCTGCAAACGGGTCAAGGTTTCACTTTCCTTGCCTGGCACCCACTTCGAGGGTCCCCGCTCGGCAAGCCACTCCCCGCCAACCTCCCTAAGCTCTTCCTCCAGCTGGGCTAGCCGCTCTTGCTTGACGCGCTCAGCCTCTGCCGCCGCCGCCCTGGCCGTCGCTCGTTCAAGTTCACTCGTCATTCGGTTCACCTTCTTTCCCTAATGGACGCGGCAACTCACGGGCCGGTGGAAGCCCAGACCGTGAGCCACCGTGTTCATTCGAGCGGGTTCTTCACTAGCGTTAGCGGGGGACGAGCGTTTTGTGCTGCCATCTCGATGAACCGCTTTGCGGCTATGGCGTTATCAAGTTGACCGATACATACGGGGGTGTACGGCTCTTCATCCCCGGTTGCCCAGTTGTGGATTAGGACTATGTTCCAGTCTTGACCCGCGTAGGAGAAGCTGATGATCGTGCCGATTATCCGGCCGTCATCTCCGAGGAATTCCCGGCATTCGGCCCACGTGTATCTCATTTGTCCTCGCTTCTATACGCACGGCGTACTTTCACCGATTGTGATCTGTCCAGTTATGCCCCCCTGGATAGACATCAGGTAATCGAACCTTGTTGCGTTCATGAACATGTCGTATGGTCGGGCGTCGTTCTCGACTCGCCAACCAAAAGCCTGCCAGTACTGTTTCATTCGATCAAAGTAATCCTCGTTCCCCTCGGGATCAATCTTGCGGACAGCGTAGTGGAGCCCGTAAAGCGTGCCGCCCGCCGTGCAATTCAACGGCAGTATCGGCAATTCCTCCAATTTATAGCCGTCTGGGAATACCTGGTCTGCCGCTTCTTTAAGATGAGCAACGGCCGTGCCTTTGGCGATATACTCAGCAGCGATTCGGGCCCGATCATTGACGCCCTTGTCTTCGGCGGTTTGCTGGCCACTGCTACATGCGGCGAGGGCCAGCAACCCGACCAAGATCCAGTACCTAATCCTGATCACCTTCGTTCAGCGCTCGAATTGTGAACGCTTGCGGGTACCGCTTGCCGAATGTGGGATGAGGACTACCGGTAAAGCTCACGCGTGTTCCCACTTCGAATACATCGGAGTCGTGACCATGATCGTCAGTCTTTGAAAAGAACCACGATCCGCCCCGGCTGCTACAGGTGATGAATCCGAAAGTTTCCTCGGACCGCGTTACTTCCCCTATCCAGTGCCCTTCCTCTGTCCTGTCTGCATTCAAGTCCGCACGCATTTGCCGCGATACGACGAGCCGTTCAAACCACGTGGGGTTAAGCACCTCCGGAGTTTCGCCGGTGAATGTGGCAAGATCGCTTTTGAACGCGTCACCATATTCAGCCGCTTTACTCGGGGTGTCGAACGGCGAAACGACGACCGTTTCAAATTCCCCAAACTTGAACACCGCCGCGTACCTCTTCACTCGTCGATCCTTTCTACGGATAGGCGGAAGACTTGGGCGTGGTATTCAATCTCGCACCCTTCCTCGGATACGCGCACGATCGGCGACATTCCGGATTCCGGTCCTCGGGTGACTTCGAGGAAGATCACCTTTGTCCCTTCGAAGTTCGACACCACGTTACCCGGTTCGACTCGCTCCTCGGTCCGCTTGTTAATCACGCGATATTCTGTCACTCCTCGGTCCTTTCAATTGTCAAGGCGAACACGGCCCATGCATCGTACTCGGCTTGACGCAATTCCGGCCATTCGACCACGACCGACGTCACGCCGACGCTAACGAGTTTCGCCGTGTGCCCGCAGTGATCCGTTACCATTCCACCGAGCGGGATCACTCCGCCGGTTCGCGTGTCCGTCACGAGGTATTCCGCCATGATCACTCTTCCCGAATCACAACAACAAACAGATTGTATTCGTCCGCCGTGTAATAAGAGCGACGATCAGTGTCCGGTTCGTCAACCTCAATTTTTGCAACGCCATTATGTTCGGGCCCGCGTGATACTCGGACGAATTTTGCAACCTTCCCATTGATAAGGGACGTCACGTCGTCACCGGATATCACCGTTTCACCATCGGGCCTGATTACTCGGTAGCTCACGTGACCGCCAGAATTTCGCATGCGACGCCGTTTTCCGCACAGTCGCGCTCAAACTGTTCGACCATCATTCGCCGGATAGTCTTTCGCACGTTCACCGCACTGGGATCAATGCCGTAAGCTTTTGTGAATGCTTCACGGTCAATGTCCGCTGTGAATTCAACGTGGACTTTCACCGCTTCGTGTCCTCCAGTTTCGCGGTCGCCCATTCGACAAAGTCAGCACCTTCTTCGGGCATCGAACGGTGCGGGCAACCGTGCGTGTTGTTAATCGTGAAAGTCACCCCGCCGATCTGGCCCTCTTCGTCCCATCGAATATCAATCCGCTGTTCGTCGCGAACGACCGTCATCAGAGGGGATTTTCCACGGCCGGACAAGCGAGTAAAAGCCCAGCCGTTTTTGCTGGCCAAGTCGCGCAACGTTTCGAACGCGACCGGCCCGGCGGCGTCCTTCGCTCGCATTTCGCGCATTTGCTTGCCGGTCACCCGTTCACCCGGCAGAGCCACCGACCGGCGAAGCGCATTCGCGATGTCCGTTGCCAGCTCTTCGGTAAGGTGACCTTCGATGATCGACTCGCCATCATTGAGTCGTAGTTCAGTCACTCCCGCAACTGTGTTGACGCTGAATCCCTTGACGTTGTCGAGCGTGATCTTTCCCGTGATCATTTTGCTCAGAGTCCTTCCGGTTGTTCCTCGAATTCATTTAGCGCATTAATCAGATCATCGAATGTCGCTATCCATTCGTCGACTGCTACGCCACGGTCACCTTCCTGCCATCGTTCGCTAGCGTCACCCCATGCCTCCCGGTGATCGTCTCGTTCGAGTTCGAGTGCGAGCTTGACCTGACGGATCAACTCCTCATTACGCTTACGCAGCTTGTACCGGTGCGCCATTTCTTCACCTTTCAAAAAGAAACGGTGGCCACCACCAGCCCGAGGGAAGTGGTAGCCATCGCATTGTTTTACTCCCGGTCGCCTTTCGGTTGCGGGCATGACCACATGGCATCCTCTGCCGCTCGCTTTATTACGTCATCATCGGCATCCGGCATGTGGTGCCGCATGAATTCCTCCGGTTGCTGGAAGACGTGGCGAGACGTCTTAACCGCCCGAACCGCTTCCGCCATTTCCGGATCACGCGGCATCTTGAGATGATTCCGGAAATGGATCAGCTGTCCGGCGCACAAGTCCGCATCGGGCAACTGTGTGGTCAACCATTCCGGGTCCGCGTAGTCAATCTGTTCGTGACACGGCCAGTCGTTTTCATTCGTGATTGCGCCACGATAAAACGATTCGGGTTCATCCTCACCGAGGTAGCCCCGTCGCGAGATCTTGAGCCACGGACAACCAGGGCACGGCGTCTTCCTGCCGAGCTTAGGCATTCCCTTCCTTCTTTCCCGTCCGCAATGGACGCGGCAACGGGCGAACCCCCTCTAGTTCGTCCGCCACCGTGATCACTGCCGATCAGGTTCGTATGATTCCTCGGACACGATGGTGAAATGCTTCGGGTCGAACGAGTACGCAAGCACACTCGCAAGATCGATTGCCTGTTCCCGCGTGTCCACATAATCGCTGCGCGCTACCGACCAGCCGGTTCGAGTGCGCTTGTTCGGTTTGACATACCGGACGTGAAACCGAATGCTCATCGGATGTCTCCTACCCATACCGGCCGGTCAACAGCGCGAAAACCATTGCTGAAATTGACGTACATTGTCAGCGTAATCGTTTTCGCTGTTGCCGGGAATTTGGTCCGGTGCACCGTGTACGTCAGGGTGTTGTCCGGCGTCACCCCGAGCTGGTACCCGGGATCGTTGTCGATCGTCTCGCCGTTGTCGACGGCCAAACCGTCAGCCGTGATGTCCGGCGTGGTGACGTTCGTCAGCAGCGTTTGTGTCAGGTTGTGCACGGTGACCGTGTACACCACTTCCGGGCCCTCACGGCGCGGCTGAGACACTGCCAGGGTGGCTCCGTCTGAGAGGATTACCTCCTCGCCCCATGCGTGCAGAGCGGACGTGACGGCCGGGGCCGTTGTCGGCGCGGTGACCGGCGGACCGGTCGAGCTGCACCCGGCGATTGCTGCACCCACAACGAGTGCTGCAAAGATCATCTTTACGTACCTCATGACTCCTTCTTTCTCTAACCGTCCGCAATGGACGCGGGAGGTATGCGGGCCCGGAAGTCCGTATACCCCCGTGATCATTGCGACTCGTTTACCACTCCTCGCCCGCGTATGCCGGGTCGAACCATTCCGGCGGCGAGCTGTGCGGGTTGTCGTAACCCGGGTAACGCTCGTTAATCTTCTCGTGCAATTCCTGCGCAAAGACCTGGTAGGCGTTCCAGTGTGCTTCGCACTTCTCGTAATCGGATGCACTGGTCCGCGACTTGCCCCGAGTAACCTCGCCACGGCAACCGCCTTGCTCCGCATCCTGGCAAATCAAAGTCATGACCTCACCTCGTTAGCGAATGGTCCTTCGAGCTTTCCGGCCGCGAAGTCGAGCACGTCTTTCCACGTGCCCCGGAAGACGATCGTTTCGGTATCCGGATTGCACATCCGATAGAATCTCGGATTATCCCGAATGCGCATGATCTCGATAACCCCGCTTGCGGTGCGCCCGCAGTCAACCCACGAGTGAACCCGGGGTGTCAACGGAGCAGGATATCCGCTCATGATTTCAGGACCTCCGTCACATGTTTGATCAAGAGTTTGAATGCCTGATTGAACGTCGTGCGTTCGTCGATGAAATCTCCGCTCGAATTCCGAACCTCGTACGTGTGAGAATTCCGCTGGGAGATCTCACCGTATATCCCACTACCTCGCTTCCAGCACCTTTGCGTCAGGTACTCGGCCCCCACCACCGGACGCAATTCGAAGATATCCAAAAACTCCATCTCCGTCATTGCTGCCTCGCGATCTTGACCAGTTCGTCGCGGGCCAACGTCCACGTGTCAAACGTGCCGGACCGGTTGCCGTCGCGGTCGAATGCAACGTGTCGGACTTTTCCACCAGGCCGTTCTCGACCACTTCGAACTTTGCCAACGACGATCCCCTCGGGATACATGATCACCGGGGCGGTGTTTGTACGCTTCATGATCCACCCTCTTTCTCTTCGTCCGTAACGGACGCGGCAACGGGCGAACACTCTCACTGTTCGTCCGCCACCGTGAACATTACGCGACCTTTGAGGTCTGCGCTTCGAGCTGAGCGTTGCCCGTTTTCGTGCATTTCTTGCATGCGCTCGTGGCGACGTGCTTGCCGCACGTTTCCAATTGTGCCAACGCTTCCGTGAGGTCCGTGCCCTCCCAGTGCGTCACCCAGCCAACTTTGTTCGTGGTGAGGGCCGGGCATGCACTGTACGTGTACGCGGGAGCGTCATTCGTGCCGTAGTCGCGGGGGACCTCGTCGAGCCCTTGCAAGTGTGCCGCGCCACGGGCGTAGACAACCGCGTACCGCCGTTCAACCGTCTCCGTGGTGACGACCGGGGCCGGTTCGGGCAACGGGTACGCAACGTAGTGTTCGGTGAACGATTCGAGCTTCACGGGAAATGCGGGCCCGCCGGTTTCTTCGGAGCACAACCAGACTCGCATTTCGCCATGGCCGTTCAAGTTCGTTCCGAGGAATTCGAGCACCGGACCGAAGGTGTTCGCTTCCCTGTTCCTGCGGACAACGGTGAGCTTCATAATTACTTCTTTCCTTGCCAAAGGCCCGACGCCTTTGGTTAGTGGCCGTCCGGGGAGTCGGACCCCGGTTCCCCTGTGCGGGAGTAACCGATTTATCTAACGGCCAAAAGACCAGGCTTTCAGGTCTGGTCCATTTCTTGCTATTTCCAAGATCACGGGTTTTGCACTTCTGTTAGTACCGCGCGTGCCTCACGTCTCCCGACGTATCTCTGGCACCTTCGGATGTCCGCGTGTCCCATGGCCCTAATGGTGTTGTTCCCGCTGGCGGGGGGTTGGACCCCGGTCCTTTGGTCTCTCTGCCTTACACCACCATAGTACCACTTGCGGGCCCCACTGGTACCGTGGGTAAGTCTATGTGATGCGGATCACACAAGATCTTTTAGATAGCAAAAGGCCCCGCCAGCGGATCACCGAAATGATCTCAACTGGCGGGGCTGTTTTAGCAGGTCAGAGCATGATCAACTGAGTGCCGGCGAATTTCCGGACCAAGATCATTAAAGAACCCCCCGGGTCCACTTCAAGGGATGCCGGGGGGCTGTGCACGACCTCACCGGACAGGTGGACCGTACGGCGAGCATACAAGATCACCAACGGGCCTTGAACCCGGGGGCCGGATCACCCGGGAGGAAGGTCGAACTCCCCATCGGCGGCACCCTTGACGAACGCGTCCCACTCGCCCGGATCGAAGATCAGCACCACTGCGTCGGGAGCGGTGTTCTTGCGCAGCAGCGTATACGTCACGCCGTCCGTGTGTATCACCGTGGCACGTTCTACGTACTGGTCCAGTACCACCCCCGGGGGAACCATCGGCTCCCATACGGCGGCCGTGTAATCCAGCTCAGTACGCACGTCCGCTTTGTTGTCGTCAACCATGGCGGCGAGCTTACCGTGGTCGACGCCACCGGCCGCGAGCACGGTCAATGCCTGATGCCCGGCAAAGGTTTCCATTACACGCTCGTGGTGGCCGAAGCGCTTTCCGTGTTGCCGACAAACTTGGCCGCGAGCCCCTTGAGGAATGCGACGAGAGCGGTACCGGCGCCCACACCGAGAGCGGCTTTCCAGTCCAAGTGAAGCACGTCAACAACGTCGAGCCCGGTCACCGTGAGGAAACCTCCGGCAAAGGATGCGAGGACGCGCTCGACGAGGTCGGTGAGATACTTACTCATTCCGTAATTCCTTTACTTCGTGCGTTGCGGGAATGCAATGCCAGCGCGCGCATTGCCGAGGGTTTTGTATCTGAGTGCCACCCCTTCGCAACCATCAGGCATAAGCCAGATAGCGCGTTGTCGGTCCAAGAGCGTTCCAACAGTCGGGTGACCGTTGTCACCGATCGGTGATACCAACGTTCGATCAATGCCAATACAGATCAACTCGTATTCGACATCCCCCCACGTGGCATTCAATGCAACCCATTGGTTTGCGACCAGCGAGCTATTACGGCCGGTCTCAATGGGGTAGCCGACGTAAGCACCTTCGGGCGCGACCGGCAGTGACTGCGGCAAAACACCGGTCATGATTTCCTCCGATGGGGTGTTTACGATGATGAGATGGTTCAACGTGTACGACTCGTCAAGGTCGACACCATTTGCCGCGATACCCGCGATTGATCCAGTCGACGAGTACTGGTGCACGTCGTACCGACCGCCATACGATGGACGCAAGCCGTAACGCGCGATGACAATAATAAGGTCGGATGCAATCGTGTCTGGTCGGATAACCTTTGCGTCGGCATTGTTCATATAGACACACGGCCGGTAGCCATGACTGCGGACGTATTCAGTGAACCGCGCTACCCATGCGCGTTTATCAGCGGGCGGAATGTTCGGGCTACCACCCGGCGGGTTGTCTTCCATATCGAGCATCGGCGCAACGCCATTCGCGTCAAGGCGTCGAACCTCGGACAGGAGAACGGCCGCTTGCGCTTCCGGGTTGCCCGGTTGGCTGAAATGGTAGAGCCCTACGGGAATGTCAACGGAATGGAAACCGCGCACCTCAACATCGGCAGCTCCGGCGGGCGCAATACTGAATCCGTCAGTTCCCTTGACCCAAGCGAATTTCACGCCCGCGTTTTTCACCGACTGCCAATTAGTAACCGTCTGGTATTTCTTGTAAATATCAATTCCGAGGCTCACGGTCCCAACCACCAAAGGGCAAGACTTGTGCCCTGGTTATTTGCCGTCGTTCCAAGAACCTGAACGTTAACACCGGCGCTATGTTGGGCGCGCGCTTCGATAATGTCGTTCAATG